TCAGGCAGGTACGGGAAGGGGAATATTGTGATAGATCGGCCAGCTAAAGACGAACCGGGCCCCACCCAGCTCGCTCGCTTCGCAGCGAACCGAACCGCCCATCGCCTGGGCAATAGAACGGACAATTGCCAGCCCCAGACCACAGCCGCCGGTAGCCCGATCGCGGCTGGGATCGAGGCGCACAAACGGCTCAAAAACTTTTTCACGCTCCGCCGGCTCAATGCCGGGGCCATCGTCTTCCACACACAGAATCGCCTGGCTTCCCTGCAAATCTAAACCTATGCGCAGCGTCGTTTCGCTGTAGCGCATGGCGTTGTTCATCAGATTATCCAGCACGCGTTCCATCAGGCGCATGTCCAGTGCGCCGTACGCGCCGGGGGTAATGGCTGTCAGCAGTTTTCGCTGAGGGTTAACGCTCTGCACATCGTTAATATGCGTCTGTAGCCAGACGGGGAGATCCGGTGTACTGAGGTGCAACTCCGTCTGAGGCCGATCGAGGCGGGCATAGGTCAGCAGCTCTTCAATCAGTGCTTCAAGCTGGCCGATATCCCGATTGAGCGCCTGCGATTCCGCCCCGGTGAGGTTCTCGCTCATCTCCAGGCGATAACGCAGGCGTACCAGCGGAGTGCGCAGTTCATGCGCAATACCATCGATCAGCTGCTTCTTGCTGGCAATCAGGGCGTTGATGTTATCGGCCATCTGGTTGAAGGCAATACCGAGCCGGTCAAAACTGGAACCGCTGTCGAAATGTATGCGTTCAGTTAAATGACCCTCCCCAAAACGCTGTGCGGCGGATTCCAGTTTCAGCATGTCCTGCCAGTGCGGTCGCATCCAGATGAACACAGGTAAAGCGAGCGAAATGGCAATAAAGCCCAGCAGAGCGAGATCCAGCAGGCGCATCTGGTGCAGGTAATAGAGATAGGGCACTGGCCCGACGGCCAGAACATAATGGCTGCGCGGAATACGCTGAATGAAGGTATATTTCTCGTCCAGTGCGACGATGTCTCCGTCGCGCAGACGCTGCATCGCAGGCGGCGCTAAGTCAAAATCCTTCATGGGTTCGATACGCAAATCAAACGACAGATTCAGATCCAGCTCTTTTAACGTGCGCGCCCAGTCATGAGGAGGAATTTCTCGCAGCTCGCTACGCATCAGATAGAGCGAGCTTTTCATCAGATCGTCCAGGGATTGCCTGCCCGCGCGCTCTGCGGTGAATTTGTAGACCAGCCCGACCAGCATGGTCATCACCAGAAAGCAGACAAACAGCAGGAGATAAAACTGCACAAACAGCTTTTTCATTAAATATCACCGGAAAATCAATAAATTAACTACTTTGTTTTTAGCTTCAGGGGCACTATAGGGGCATTAGCATATCCGCCAAAGCGCTGATTCAAAAATGATACCTGATCCCCATCGAGAGCATTTATCCACGCAGAGTATACATGGAAGACCATCTCTGCATTCTCATGACCCATCTGATTCGCTATAAAAGCAGGATTAGCACCTGCCGACAACATCCAGCACGCATATGTATGACGCAGCTGATAGGGGCGTCTGCGGCGAATACCCGAACGCCTTACTGTAATGTCCCATAATGACACAATTGAGCTGACTGAATAGTACGCAGCTAGCTTTCCTTTCTGAGGTCGAGGCATAAACACAAAGTGCAGTTTCTGCGTTTCCGTTTTACCGAACTCCCGGTGGTGAAAAGTGATTGGTACCTTAGGGGCACTCCCCGTAAGCTCCTTTTGAGCTCGCAACGCCTCCAGAGCCGGCTCCAGTAACTTTATCGTCCGGTATCCTGCTTCGGTTTTAGGTGGTCCAAAAAATCCTTCCTGAGTAAGATTGCGCGCAATATTAGCTTCGCCGGAGTTAAGATCGATATCCTCCCAGGCAAGAGCGCAAAGCTCACCGGGGCGAACGCCGGTGTAAGCAAAAAATTGCCACATGTTTTTTTGCTGTGCCGGAGCAGTCTCTTTCAACTGCTCAAACTCATGCTTCAGAAGCGGGTCTGGTTTTGTTTGCCCTTTGCGAAGCCTTTTTATCCCGACATACGGTTGATATGAAATGACTTTATTTTTAACAGCATAGTCGAGGATTTGTCGCAGAATGGCCAAATAATAATCTACTGTTCTTACGGCGCGGCCAGTTTTATTTCTCCTCTTTTCTGGAGCATAGTTAGTATCGCCAGTCAGTAACTCCTTTCTCCAGCCCAGAATGTCGCTGTTGGTGATGGATGCAACCAGCGTTTCAGGGCCAATTAGTTTTGTTAACGTTCTTACAGCTATCCCATAGCTTCTTGCGGCATTGGGTGAGAGATCAATTTTATGGTTTTCATACCAGGTTGATGCAAGGTCAGCGAACGTCGTAATATTTTTAGATGTATAAAACTTTGCTGCTACCTTTGACTCCGGAAACACGGTCCGGTAGTCAAATGTGCCTAGCTGAATCTCGCTAACAATTTTAGCTCTCAGATTCCCAGCTTTTTTAATATTCGAAGAATTTATGATCCATCCCTTCAATGTTTCTCGACATCTCACACCCTGAAACTTGAAACTTATTCGTATTTTATTGTTGTGGATCTCAACACCCGTTGGCATTGCAGCCATTATGCCTCCTTCACAAACCTGTTAATGTTTGGGATGTTGTACCAAACAAGTCCTCGCTCTTCGGAGCTGCTTCCATCTAATGGGATTCTCTTAAAATGCACGCCTTCGACCCAGAGGGTTTGGCGATAGCTTTTAATCTGACGATCGGTAAGGCCTGTCTTCTCTTTTAGTTTTGAAGCAACACCCCATTCTGAATCGTAAATTACCTGTGCCATAACTGACTCCTGGCAACCAGCGTGAGTATACCCACGTCTGATGCGTCGTGTTGATTATTCGAAATCAGGCAAAAAGAAGCCCGGCGCGGGTCCGGGCAAAAGGGATAACGGAGCAGTGCTTTCGCACCCAATAGCCAGCTCATAACTGGCTATCAGTTGCGTCATTCGAGTTTCTTCAGCAGCGAGAGGTAATCGACTACCACTGCGCCAAGTTTGGAATAATCGCCACCGGACGATTTCATAAATCCATCAATTAGTCCGTTTACTGTTTCGATCAATAATTCGCGCTTTTTATCCTCTTGCGTTTTCAGAGGTCGAAAACACTTGGAGGTGCAAACCCCTCCGACTTTACCGATTTCATCAACGAATGCAGCCAGCTCAATGCCTCGATCGTCAGTGAAGTGCGCGTAAATTTTCACGACCGATCCTTCTGGGTGCTTGATATGCAACTGTGGCGTGCTTGCTGCTATCTCGCATACCGTCCCGACTGGAGGCATACCATTTCCATCCCAGCTTTGATTGTTGGTGCCAATAGTGAAATTCATATTCTTCCTCATGCCGCACGCTGGGCGCGCAGCTATCTGTATTTATCGTGCTGAAAATTCGCCGAAGTGAGTTTCTTCACCTTTTTTTCTGGCTGCTATCGCATCTTCTTTTCGCTTGAAATATCCAAGGCTTTTCATTTTTCCGTTTACCTTGATGTGAGCTCGCCACTTTCCTCTTCTCTCCTCATATGAAACTCCTGCCACACCGGATGTGTTGTTTGATGCGACGGAACGATTCATAGTGTTTTGGAGTGGGGTTACTTCGCGTAAATTGCAGAATCTGTTGTCTGAAGGGTTTCTGTTTATGTGGTCGATGTAGCTTTTCGGCCAACTTCCAGTCATGAGGAGAAATGCGATTCGGTGGGCCTTAATAAGCTTCCTGTGCACCTGGATGGTGAGATAACCAAGCCTGTCAGTATTTCCTGCTAAATTTCCGGCAGACTGATTTCCCCATTTGATCTTCCATCTAAACTCACCAGTTTCCGGATTGTAAGAAAGCAGTTTTTCTACCTCCTCCCGAGTGATATCTGGCATCACATCCCCCTCTGCTTATTCCTTAGTTCGATAACACCCTGACACTCTGCGCACGTCTGGCAGCCGGGAACGGCAGCGCGCCGAGGCTCGGGAATTGGTTCGCCGCATTCCGCGCAATGCTCAGCTGAAACGGCATTGCGGTCGATGCGGTGAGCGGAAAGGGCGGCGTTACGCTGAAGCTCTTCAATCTCTGCTGCGGTATCGATGATGTCCATGGTCACTCCTTACCGAGGGCTTTGTTGATGGCGTTCAGCGCCTTCTTTCCGGCAGGTTCATCTTCGAGTCGCCAGTTACCGGCATCGCCTGAATCAGCGAGCTGCTTATAGTTTTCGAACAGGGATTGCAGCGCATCCAGCAAATCAGGCGCGGCTGCTATCAGATGCGCATTCGCAATTGTTTTATCGAAAGATGTCTGCCCGTCTCCTCCGATGTTTGGTGGTGTACTTTGGAGATAAGCAATTTCGTGCAGCGATTCTGATGAATTAATTTCTATGCAAGCCACGTTGTCGTCACTTGCGCTACTGTGAGAAAAAATCCATTTCCCCGGAGTACCCTTGAACTCTTTCATAATCAATGCTCCCGGAACTGTCCGTTAATACGGTTGAAGGTGAATGCCAGCAATAAAAAAGGCCGCTTTAGCGACCTGGCGATTAGTGCCTTGATACTGGCGTTGTCTGTTTCTGGCGTCATGCGGCCTCCCGTCGGGCGAGAAGTTTCACCCCGAAAGCCATCAGCTCGTCCCGGTCCACAGTTGCGAAGTGGCAGTGTGTACGCGGGTACGGTCGCCAGATGATGAGCATCGAACCTTTGTTATTTCCCGATACTGGCTTACCGGTGACCGGGTTGATAAATGCCAGCCGCCCGGCGGTGATGAAGCGTACCTCGCTGGCGGTCTGGATTGCCTCCTTGAACCAGCCAACCGAAGTGTCAGCTGGGACAAGCATGACTGTGCCGATCTGATTGTTGCTCTCGGCAGCGGCCTTTTTAACGAACGGCGTGATGTCGCTGTATGGCGGGTTCATCCAGGCGTAGCCAGGTACATTCAGGTAATCAGCCCAGGGAGTCTCCAGTGTATTCTGCTCGGCGGTGATGAACTTCCGGCACAGTGCGTTATGAGGCGCCGCGGCGGCATCCAGCTGGAAGCAAAACTCAGCATTAAGGGCAGCGAAGAGGGCTGGTGGAGTGCGCCAGAGGTCGCGCTGATCTGCTGGCGTGTTGCTGCCGGTGTAATCGGTCATGATTCCTCCCGCTCCGGATCGTTTACATCCCAGCCATTACGCTCAATATTGGTTTGCAGCCGCTTATCTCCGACCTCTTCAATGCTGCGGCCGGTAAACTCTGCGACTTCAGCGTTTGAGTGTCGCCACAGCAGCGCCAGCTCTTCGAGAGACCACGCTTTCATAGCACTGACTCCATTTCGTCGATGTAGAGGCCCTGAGCAATCAGGCGGCTACGGCGTTCTGCACGTTCAATGCACTCCTGCCGCCTGCCTTCCTGCGATTGCTCAATGGCGCGCCGGGTGAACAACCGTGATTTACCCTGCGGCGTTACGACCTTTGGCTTACTGGCCAGGCTAAATGACCGGTCGCAGATACCGTCCTCGTTGAGCCATTTTTCAGACTCAACGATCTGCGCTATCTGTCCGGTGCCGCGGGTGATGCCGTTGGCTACCCGGTTAAACTCGATGAGCGTGACGCCGAACTTCTCGGCGATTTCGCTGCCGGTTACCGGGCGGCCGCGCGCCTGAATCATCCAGATAACGCGTTCACGGAGGCCGGAGAATTGCCCGGTTCGCCCGGGCCTGCGGTAGAAGGGTGTGCGTTTCATTTCCACTGCTCCCCGAACGTAAAGCCGATTTCCGCCAGCGCCTCGTCCATCTTCTCGATGAACTCAGGCACCATTTCGTTGAAGTCGGACATGTACTGCGGATCCCGCTCAACGACGACGTGGTGAATGCCTTCGCGTTTCATGCGCGGGTCATAGTTGGCAAAGAACCAGGCCTCTTTTCCGGTTACCCACATGCTGTACTGCACCTGGGCCATGTACGCAGACTTGATGGCTTCGAAACCGCCAAGACGGAATTTCATAAAGTCGCGGGAGGTGAACGGGCATTTCAATTCGAGGCCGAACCCGTTACTGCACAGGCCGTCAGGGGAGCACGCAGTGCGCATGCTCTCGTCACGGAACAAGATCGGAGACTCCGTGACTTTCACGTCAGTAGTGAACTCGAAGAGGGTGCGGGCGTCTTCCTCGTACTGCTTACCCCAGGCCAGCGCCTTGGCGTTAACCTCTGGCGCTACACCGGTGCATACCTCGGCGAGCAAGGTGTGGAAGTAGGACATTTTCATGTCTGTCCACTTCTTTCCCGATCTTGGCTTGGCAATGACGTTGTGTACTTCTGAGGCGGTGATGACGCCGAGGCGCAGCCGGTGCCACGCCTCATCGCCCTGTTGGATAGTGGTTACGTCAACACCGGTACGGGCAAGGATAATTTCAGGTGTCATGTCAGCAGTCCTTATGGTCATCCCACGGTCCGAATCCACCCACGTAAACGAAACCTCGCGATGGATCGCTCACATGTTTTTCGCGCTGTAGCCGCTCAATTGAATTTCTGTCAATTGCCGACTGCCGCATCTCAAGTGACTGATGCCCTCTGCGACGACCGTATTGCTTCCAATAGGCAGCGCATGACTTACTGCAAAACTGTGCCCAACCTCTTTTTCGGTCAGCAACTCGGGCCAGGAATTTGTCCGGGCAGCACTTGCAGGTCACTTCAACGGTTTTACCAGTCATGCTGCCGCCTTAGCCCTTTTCTGAAGGAAACCAAACCCTTTCTGCGCCTCTTCTTCAGTGAGCTCTGACGCCTCAAGAATTTGCCGTTTGAAGATGTCGCTGCACAGTGGGAGGAAGTCTTTCTCCCAGTCTTTATCCAGGGTCGTTAAGAGATCGGTGATCGCCTGAAGCGTTTCTTCGCTTGCTGCTGGTGGAAGCGCTTCTGTGGTGCTGCGCGGCGTGACGTCACGGATATCAACGTCCAGTGATTTGCCTTCCATTTCTTCGGCGGTAGGCTGCTGTCCGATCTCGGGCCAGGCCTTACGCAACGCCTGGGCTTCTGCGCATTTCGCCAGCTGTCCGTATGGTCGCTTTTTCCACATCGCGTTCGGCGCCGTGGTGTCGCGGCCGCCAGTGGCGTAGTTTTCAATCCAATATTCTTTGGCGCTGAACTCGACGATCTCCCCGCTGGGCATGCGCTTGTAGACGGTGTATTTGCACCACTGAGGGAAGGTCACCTCGACGCCAGTAAGCGTCTGAGTTACGTCTGGACCGAACTCCGGCTCCCGAGCCCCGGCATAATCGCCGGAGCGGTCTGCCTGAATGCGGTAAAGCCCGATGCCCGGCATTACCACGTCACGCCATTCGCTTTTACCCGTTCTTGAGTCTTTGACGCTCATCGGCACGAGGTGAACAGGCTTCAGCAACGGATCCAACTGGCGGGCACGGCAGTAATCGAGCGCCATCATTACCGATTCGTCTTTGGCGCCAGGGTAGATACTGTTCTTCAGCGCGCTCCAGGTAGCGACGTCGATACCTTTTTCCGCCAGCGCACTCGCCGTGATTGTTAATTCGTTTGCCATCGTTAATCCCCTCAAAAATTAAAACGGGCAGCCGGTACGGTGTTCCCAGTCGTATTCCGCCTGGGCGTAAGCAACTGCCGAAATGAAATCGTTGTAGGCCTCGCCAGCTTTATCGCTGCGAAGTCCTTCGTATGGGCTGGAGTCAATCGGAACTGAGAAGTGGAAGAGGCCGGTTGGCTCTTTTGGCATCATGTCGATAATTTTCTGCGCCCGGTCGTCGACCCACTTCTCTTTCTCGTCGATGAGCTGCTGCTCAACCCAGCGCCGTTCTTCGATTCGGTCGTAAGTGAGGTATGCGTTCATGGCTGAACTCCTGAAATTTGGATGTGCAGATCCCGGCTGTGTGAAGCCAGCCCGATAGTTCAATGTGAAACTTGATTAAACAGCGATACAGATCAGAATGAATGAAGCGCAGCGGCAACAAGCAAGGTGACTAAATGCTGATAAACAAAAAATGCTCTTCCCCAATGTACTCAACTATAGAAATGGGTAAGCGCTCGAAGCGGAATCATTGGTTTGTGAGAGAAAAGGGAAGTGACCAGCCGCACGATCAGTCATGGTATGACTGGTGGAAGTCACGATCGCTTGGCTTAGGCAAGAATGGACATATTGCGTGGCGTTCTACGTGTATCGCAAGAAACGCACCTGACCCATTCAATCCGCCGGATTCATTCGAGGTCGACTTTCAGGCACCTGACGGCAAGCTGTATCATCTGGAGTTTAAGCTTGCACCTCACGGCCCAAACAAATAATGGGTTAATGACTCAGTCCGCCGCCGCGGCCATCAAGATAAACCTCAACCAGAAGCTCTCTGGTGAAGGTGCGCTCACAACCGCGGTGAAGATAGAGCTTTCCGCGCTTATTGGCTGATGCCGTCCACATGCCGTCTTTGTGCTTAACCAACATGCCAGGCCGAACTGCGCCGCGGTTAACTTCAACGTATCCGTAGTGGTGCATCATACCTTCACCTCAACCTGTTCCAGGAGGCCAGCGATATGCATCTGCCAGCGGTTCAGAGTCAACTTGTCGCGCGGTGCCGATAACGACGTAAGCTGCCACTCGTTATCGTTGAGCTTTTTGGCTGTGTACTGCTTGCCGTTGTGGGTGATTGTCATGGTGCCTCCCGGGAGTGGAACGTTGCGGTGGAGCACTGCGAAAGAGGCGAGACGCGGAGCCTTGAGAATCATATGGTGTCTCAATTTATTATCCTCACGAATATCTACCTTATTGACTGAAACTATTATTGTTGGGGGCTTCGATTCATTTTCTCTTTGTAATAAAGTGGCGAGACAACTCAATTACAGAGATTCATATGAAACTCAGGCCACTGCTGGGAATACTGATAGCTATTTTATTTCTCTTAGGGATAGATGTTCTTTTCACACCAGGTATAGACGACTTACCCGGCGAAATTAGCATTTATAGCAGTCTATTGCTGTGGATAGGCGCTTCGATTGCTAACGCTCGGGAATCCGAAGGAGAGATAGATGCCCTAAAATTTCACTCTGAAATATTTATTTCGATATGCTTCGGACTATCGGCATATTTTTTAGTGAAATTTAGTGACTTAACAGCTATTTTAGATTACGAGCTATATGTCATGCCTCTCATCACCTCTTCAGTTTTAGGTTTTACGGTGTTTATTTTTTATTGGGTCTCACAGCGGGGAGACTAAAAGATATATAAATTTCATTTTATTTAACTCTATTGCCTTATCGCGGCGAACGGAACGGTTAATACAAGACTTCAACGCATTTATTCAGTGTTTCAATGGGCGGTGGATGGCCGCCGGTTGTCATAACTAACCGCACTCATCGAGAACAGTGAGGTATGAAAAAAGCCGCTGGTTAGGCGGCTTGATATCTGCGAATGGAAAGAACCGGGCATCGCGTAATTCCGTCTACCTTTTCCCATTTCAAAAGTGGAAGGCGAAAAACCTCAAACGTAACCTTTCCAACATAATCGTTCTGAAAATCCTTTGTTCCCACAGCCCATACCTTTTCGAATCTGCGCTCGATGCAAAAAGCTGAGGACCAACCGAATTTTGAGCCAGCACTGATAGCTTCTTTTTTGGTACGAAACGTGGGAATTATGGAAATAAATTCATCAACCTTAATGCTAAGGCGATGATTTTCCTTGAAGCTTATGTCGCCAGATCCCATAACCTTACCCTCTGTCGTTACCCGCTGATGCGGGAGAAATGCTTTGGTGGTGTAGTGCCTGTCGCACAGGTAGAGCGTTTGCCGCGTGCTAATAGCAGCCTTCACCACACCCCAAAACATTCCCTGTATTGGTCAGCGCCAACTCCCTGCCAGTGTTGCCCGTTCTCACGCCGTTCTCGCTCTCGCGCGGGGATACTCTCTCACCGACCGGATCGCACCCGGTGATACAGCACGTTTCTCGTGTAAGGGTCTAAACAGGTCATTGACGCTGTAAATCTGCATGTTGTTAAAAAGCAGGCGACTTGCTGTCCGCCGCTGGCTAACTTCGCTCAGCTGTCGATGTTTCGTTTCGATGAGTTGATAATAGCGATGAGTATTGTTTATAGCAATACGTATTGATATTAAATAATAGCAATTGCTATTAATTCGTTGATAGCTAAAGGAATTTATTTTGATATTTTTTCGAGTGAATGAGATTCGGATCGTGTTTTAAGTGGGATGGGGCTTGCTGTGATGGGAGGGCTAGCTGCAGGCAAAAAAAAACCCAGCGCTAAGGCTGGGTTCTTCTGAACTGAGAAATTTAGCGGGTAACCATAACTGTATTGTTCTGTCCTGCTTTTACTGACGCAGGGGACATCAGCGCGCCGCCTTCAGTCACCAACCCGTAAGTGGATGGACGCATCCAGGTAACGGTGGTTTGAACGTAATATTCGCCAGGGGCAATGTTATCGAACTCAAACTTACCTTGGGCATCAGCAATGGTGACTTTCTCATACTTCGCAGCGCGCATATCTTCTTTGTCGCAGCGGGTCAGCCCCATGCAGGTGGTGAACTGGAAATCGGTATAAGAGGTTTTTGGCATCAGGATCACCTGGCTGCCGGCCGCTACTTTTACGTCTCCGCCCATTGTCTTGAGGAATGCCTGACCAGTCAGTTTCTCTGATCCATCAAGCTTCAACTTGTCATACTCGGCCTGTGGGAACGGCGGGAGGTTTACTGGTTTAGGAATGGACATGCACCCAGAGAGAAGCGCAGCTGCTGTCGCTGCAATAACCAACTTTTTCATGATAATCCTTGCTGTGAAAAGCCGTTAGGCAAAAATTTTAACCGTGTTTTCTGTATGTTTGAGGCATGCTGCCAATCACTTTACCGAACACCAGTATCCTGTTCATTTCTTCTTTTTCAATCGGATCCCATGGACGGTAAGTCTGGTTATCTGAAATGACCAGAAGCTTATCTTTCATCTTTTGGAGGCGTTTAACGTGCGAGGTGTCGTCGTAGATGAAGGCGTAAATCCCATCGCCATCAAAGTGCTGGACGCTGATGTCGACGAATAGTAAGTCGCCTGGCTCGATGGTCCCGGACATGCTATCACCGCGAACATTGATGATTCTGATCTGCTCCGCCTTCCTGCCGTTGAACATCCGGCGGGCATCTTCGACTGAATATTCCACGGATCGTAGCACCTCTACAAACTCGCTGTTGATGGCTCCTGGCCCAGCGCTTACGTAAAAGTCTAGCGCTACAATGCGGAAAGTGTCAGTAGGTCCCGGCTCGGTTTTTGGCTGAGAAATTGCGGGCATTTGACCATCGTCACGCATCGGGCCAACTCCGGTTGAAAGCCACTCGGAGCGAACGCCAAGCGCGTTGGCAATCTCAACGATTTTAGTTGAGCCGCGGGCATTGCCACTGGTCAGCCGCCAGATGGTGGGCTGAGCAACGCCAGACGCCTTAGCCAGGGCGCCCTGAGACATGCCTGATAGTTCCATCGCCTGATTCAGGCGTTCTGCAAGAGTTTCTTTTTTCATGAGTTTAAATTTATACGCTTGCGTATTGATGGTCAAAACACGTTTAGCTATTGCCTAAACCAATACGCATTGCTATTATCAATTCACACCAATACTCATAGGAATTGGAATATGACGAACAAAACCATCCAGCGCGCCATTGATATCGCTGGTAGCCAGAAGAAATTAGCCGACCTTTGCGGTGTGGCGCAGCCGACGGTATGGCGCTGGTTGCACGGTGGCGGCATCGATGCCCGCTACGTAATGAAGATTGTCAATGCAACTAACGGCAAGCTCAAACCAGCAGATATCCGTCCAGATCTCGCCCAGCTGCTTGGGGCGAATAACACAGCCGCTTAAAGGCGGCCCTAACCACGAAAGGGAAAGCAATGCATTCACTTGCGTATCAACACAATACCGGAATACACCCGGGAGCGATGATAAACCGCGCTCAAGCTAAAGCGGCGCCAGACCACGAAAAGATCCGCGATGCGGTCCGGGCATGGTCGTCGGCGCTGGACAATCAGGACGTGGTCTCGGCGCTGATCATCAGCGAGTACCGGGGGCAGGGCGGGAACTCCATAAGCTTTCCGGAAGACATCAGCCGGGCACGGCAGAAGCTATTTCGCTTTCTGGATAACCGCTTCGACTCTGAGCAGTACCGCGAGAACGTGCGCCATCTGACGCCCGCAATCATGGCCGTCCTGCCTCTGGAGTATCGCCATCGACTTCTTCCCGAGGACAGTTTCATGTCCCGCTTAGCTCGACTTGAGAAGGAAACGAGCGAGGCGAAAGTGGCCGTAGCGATGAACGCCCCGCGTCACCAGAAGCTCAAGGAACTCAGTGAGGGGATTGTAGAGATGTTCCGTGTCGACCCGGACCTGACCGCACCGCTGATGGCCATGGTCACTTCAATGCTGGGGGTTATGTGAGAACTACAGAAATGGCGAAAGCCGGTCTGCTCGGACAGAACCGACTTTCAGGTGGAATTAATTGGATCAATTCACAGAGGCAATTATGCATCTCGAGCCATTAACAAAGCAAGTCGGCGTACTGAAGACTATGGATGTTCCAACCGACTTCAGAATGGAAGGGTGGGTATACGTGTTAAGCAATCCATGTATGCCTGGCATCTACAAAATTGGAATGACCACAACAAGCCCGGAAGTTCGAGCGCGAGAGCTTTCATCAGCTACTGGTGTTCCTGCTCCATTCAAGGTTGAGGCGGCTTTCTACAGCCACTCTCCGCTCGAAGCTGAAAAAGAGATTCACGATGCTTTGTCGGAATGGAGAGTAAACGAGTCTCGCGAATTTTTTCAGCTTGATTTGAAAGAAATTATTCATGCTTGCTCGTGCAGCTGTGAATGCCAGGTCGGTGAAAAAGCTGAATACATAGCTATTTACCACGACTTCATCATTTTTGAGAGCCTCAGCAAAATCAATATACCTGAACTTTTTAATGAGATTGGGATTAGCGTCTTCGGCGACAAGCTTGCAGCTGCTGAGCGATTAATTCGAATCGGTGCGGAAACTATTTTCAATATCCGTAGAAAAAGCGGCGTTGTTATCGCTGTGCACGATTCAAATGCGTATGCGATCGAACCTGCTGATGAACAGGCGCTAAAAGAAGCCATGAATGAATATCAGGCTCATAGAGAAGAGCTTGATAGACGTGGAATTTACGGCCCAGAACAACCAGTGGAGTTTTAAATGGCCAGATCGCGAAATATCAAACCCGGCTTTTTCACGAACGACGAGCTTGCAGAATGTCAGCCGCTGGCGCGCATTCTCTTCGCTGGTTTGTGGACTATCGCCGATAAAGAGGGTCGCCTTGATGACCGCCCTAAGAAAATTAAAGCCATGGTGCTGCCTTTTGATGATGTCGATTGTGACGCTTTGTTGCAGCAGCTGCATCAGCACAAATTCATCAACCGTTACCAGGTAAAAGGCGATTCCTACATTCAAGTTTCTAACTGGAAAAAGCATCAGAACCCGCACTGCAAAGAAGCGGCAAGTGAGATACCAGAACCATCTCAGAACCAAAATGGCACCGAACAAGAACAGTGCAATTCAGATGCAAAAGAGGAAAAGGAAGAAGAGGGAAAGCCTCAAGTCATTGAAAATAATGAAGCACAAGAAAAGCACGGTGCTAGTAAGGTGCAAGAACATGTTAAGAACAGTTTAAATCCTGCTGATTCCCTTAACCTGATTCCTGATTCCCCTATCCCTGATCCTGATTCCTTGGTTAACACCCAAGCCGCTTACGCGTCTTGCGAAGAGGCCAATGCGGATATTCATGAGATATCGAGTCGGTACGCATTCGAGGGCCAAATCGTTCGGCTGAACCACAAGGACTATCAAGCATGGTTAAACCTGTACCCGCTGATAGACCTGAATTACGAACTTCAGAAGCTGGATATCGAGTTCACGCATGAGAAGCCAAAAAATTGGTTTATCACTGCCAGCCAGAAGCTGAGTTATCAGAACAAGCAAGCGGCAGTACGCGGCAAACCAGCCGCCAAGCCGGATCTGGACTTCAACAACACTGACTGGGCTTATGAGGTGATTCGATGAAATCTCTTGCAGAGCAGATGCGTAACCATGACCGCGAGCAGATGAGCCGCATGGCCCATAACCTGCCAGAGCAATACCAGGAGCGAGCGCCGGTCGAGCAGGTGGCGCAGGTATTCAACGGACTGTTCAACGAGCTGCGCGCCGCGTTCCCGGCCAGCATGGCGAACTTCCGCACCCAGGAAGACCTGAACGAATTCCGCCGTCAGTGGCTGCTGGCGTTTCAGGAGAACGGGATCCACTCAATGGCGCAAGTAGATGCCGGTATGCGCATTGCCCGCCGCCAGGAGCGCCCGTTCCTGCCGTCGCCGGGCCAGTTCGTCGCCTGGTGCAAACAGAGTGGCGGGGCGCTGGGAATCAACGTTGACCAGGTGATCGCCGAATACTGGGACTGGCGTAACCGTTCGTTCGAATTCACCTCCAGCGAACAATTCCCCTGGTCGCAGCCGGTCATGTACCACATCTGCGTCGAACTGCGCCACCGCAGCACAGAGCGCCAGTTGACTCATGGGGAGCTGGCACGAGAGGCGGGTGATTTGCTGGACATGTGGGAGAAGCGCGTCACCGAGGGTAAGCCAGTACCGCCGGTACGCCGGGCGATTGCAGCACCGGCTGCCGAACACGGTCCAACGCCGATCCAGCTGCTTCAGTCCAAGTACAACCGCAACAAGTCGAACGGGATGGTGTGAGATGACCATAACAATACGTGCGCAGATTCTTGCAGCCCTGCGTAATAACCCGGGCCTGAACAGTGGTCGTATTGCCATGATGATCGGCATGACCACCAAAAAGATTTCCGGCCCGTTAAGCACGTTGTTTGCAGACGGCCTGATCGAGTTCGAAGGCAAGCATGGCCAGCGGCTGTATCGGCTGACCAGCTACGGCATGAAATACGCACCGGAAACCATACCTGCCATGCCGAAGGGTAATTCGAAGCTGGTGCAGCGCACAGAGACAAACGTGATCTGCCAGGAGTGCCGCAACAGCGCGGCTATGAAGCGAGTATTGATGGTTTGGGGGAGGGTAGGGGTATGAGCAACATCAACAAACAGGAGCTGCGCCTAACAGCAGAAAAGGCGAAAGATAACTTCATGCCGAACTTCATGGTACCAACTCGCGATTTACTGGCGCTGCTGGATGAGCTGGAAGCCGCAGAGCGCAGAAGCACTGAGCTGACCGAAGCGCTTAGGCAGTCAGTTATTGGATACAAATCCTGTCTTCGTATGGGATATGACCGAATCCTTGACCTTGGCGGTGACTGTGACTCGCCAGAAGTGATGATTGCTGGAAATCCTGACATTCAGCAGGCGGAGAAGTTGCTCGCCGCCGCAGCCGGTAAAGGAGAGTGAAATGGCAGATTTTAGTTCAACAAACAAAACAGCCACTTTTGAGGAATGGCATGAGCAACTGATGGACTATGCAGACCTGCGCGGAGGTAGTGCCGCCGATGCTGATGCATGGCGTGAGGATTACGATGCCGGGAAAACGCCTGTTGATGCCTACTGCGACGAATGGGGGGAGGATTAACCCATGAGCGAACTAACCAAAGAATGGCTCCTGAAGACCATCGCGGAGCTTGGAGAAGAGCGCGATGCAACTCCCGGCGCAGTAAGCGAAGATGCGTTCATGGCGCTTGCTGCGATGAAGATTGCGCTGGCATCGCTCGAAGCGGAGTCTGTGGCGTTCAGGTCAAAGTTAAAGCCACCATCTTCTATCGGAAGCGAGCGCTGGGATTATACGGATCATCGTCAGCCAGACGCTTTCGAACTTGAGAACTGCGTAATTGAGCGGCTATACAACGCCCCGCCAGCGCCGACAGTGCCGGATAAAATTACATTGGCCAATGCGCCTGAGGTTTTCGAGATTGCTGCTGAAGCTGAACGTCTTGTATTACGGGGTGCCTATGCATCATACGCTGTTGGTTGGAACGCCTGCCGCGCCGCTATGCTTAAGTCGTTCGGTAATTCCGAACAACTCAACTCTCCGGTGATTCCGGATGGCTACGTACTGGTTCCGATCGAGCCAACCATGGCAATGCTGGACGAGTTCGACTCGATTGTTGATTACGGCTCCGAAGACTCAAAGGACGCATGGAGCAGACTGATTGCAGCGGCACCGCAGCAGGAGGTGAAGTGATGGAAGTCATCCAGGGAACATGCAGCTGCGGCGAGAAAATCAGCATCGAGTTAAACGCGGACCCGCAGATGTGCGCCCGCACTGACAGGAAACGTCCGTTTTATCCGGACGAAAACGTAGAGCCATTCAAGGTGGGACACTTCACATATACCCAGGAAGGTGTGACTACGTTCAACTGCCGGAAGTGTGGTGGTTATATCGCTGACACTGTTCCGGAAGCTGCGTGGGGACCGATCAATGCTTAACCCATTCGACGCAGTGATGTTCGCGATGCTCAACTGTGCACAACCCTCCAGTTAATGGAGACTGACAAAATAATAAATAATCTGATATAAAATAAACTCACTAAAATGAGGTGATTACATGATTATTGAACTAACCAACAATGCAGGTCATCCTGTTTTTCTCAACAGAGATCATATCATCAGCTTTAAATCAAACGGTCACTATACGGAAATTGTCTTGACTAACGGGCAAACGGTAACAGTAAAAGACAAACCATCAATTATCACTGACCAGCTCAACAAATGGCCGGGTTAAATAACTGAAGCTTTGATTTTTAATAATCAAACCGCCATAATTAAGTCACTGGAGCCTGAACAACTCCGGTGACTTCTGCGCATTTAAGGGGACTTAAATGCGACCACAATATGAAATCCTCACCTTGTCACAGATGCTTAACGGCACCTGCGATTTTCTGCATTCTGCGTCACCTCTCGGAGGTGGCGTATGAAGCAGCACTACTGCATCGTTAACGACACCGTTAAAGACAACCTCATCGCGTACATCCGCACCCTTCCAGTAAACCCTCGCGCGCCGATGGTCGTTGAAGCCCGGGAAGAGACGCGCACTGACAAGCAAAACCGTCTGATGTGGCCGTTGTTGAAAGACCTGTCTGACCAAGTTGTCTGGCACGGCGAAAAGCTGACCCGCGAAGAGTGGAAGGACCTCATCACCGTCCTGGTGAATCAGACTCAGGACCAGGAACAGAAATCAGCCCCGGGCATCAACGGTGGCCGCGTATATTTCGGCGTCCGCACATCCAAATCCAGCAAGCGCTATATGGTCGACGTCATCGAGGCGATTTACTGGTTCGGTACCGACCGCGGCGTGAAGTTCTCCGAAGCATCCAGTAAGCGCATCGTTTGGGCGCAAGAGTGGAGGGCTTCCCGTGGGTAGTCCTCTCGCGCGCGTCATCACCAACGAAATCTTCCGCGTTCCGGCGCGCCGCCAGCGCAAGCCCGCGGTTAAGCCGTCCGACATCCCGACAATGAAAGGCTATACCGCCCGCCTAGTGGATCACAAATGGCTGCGTCTCGCGGCACGGAGGAATCATGCGTAAACCATCCCGCCGTAAGTGCAAAGTATGCGGTGAATACTTCGTGCCGAAATTCCATGATATTCGGATCCGCTGGTGCTGCCCGGAACACGGCGCAATCCTCGCAATGGAAGAACGCGAGAAGGAGAAGGTAAAAGCCGCGGCTAAGCGCATTAAGGAGCAGAAGGAAGCCGAGAAAGCAGGGCGCCAGCGCCGCGCAGAACGCCGTAATGAGTTGAAGCCAATCCGCCACTGGGTGCAGATGACTCAGCGAGCTTTCAACGACTGGCGGCGTGAAACGCTTCTGGCCGCCGGGCACGGCTGTATCTCATGCGGCACTAAGAGCGCTTTTGTATGGCATGCCGGACATTACCGCACCACAGCGGCTGCACCTCAGCTGCGCTTCAACCCAGATAATTTGTGGTTACAGTGTCCAGTCTGCAACGTTCATAAATCAGGGAATATCGAGGCCTATCGTGCAGCCTTGGTCGAGCTGATCGGTGAAGAACGCGTACTGGCCCTCGAATCAAACAACGAAAACCACCGATATACCCGCGAAGAACTGGACGGCATCCGCGCCAAAGCCAGGGCAGATCTTCGCGCTCTAAAACAGCAGGAGGCAGCATGAAACCAGAAACGCTTGAGATACTCCGCGCGCGCTGGCAGCGCCTACGGATTTACCGCCGACCGGGCTCCGTGCTGGTGGATTACCGCATCCTCCGTAACTTCGTTCGCATCTATCACCCAGCAGGAGCCGCACAATGAACAGCCAGCAACTGGAATACGTACGTCAGCAGCTCATTGTGGCGACCGCAGACCTCAGCGGGGCGACGAAAGGCCAACTTATGGCCTGGCTGGAGAATGCTCAGTTTGATACCAAGACCTTTAAGCGCAAAAAGCTGCGTGTGATGGATGAGGTGACCGGGAAAATGATTACTCTGGATAATCCACCAATCCCGGGCAAGCAGTCGCGCGCTAAAGGCTCTCATATCCCTCTGGTCAATCATGTCGAGTACAGTACCGCTTCATGGCGCCGGGCCCTGATGTCACTGGAGCAGCACCAGAAGGCGTGGCTGCTGTGGAACTACAGCGAGAATATCCGCTTCGAGTACCAGGTGGCGATCACTCAGTGGGCGTGGAATGAGTTCCGGGAGCAGCTCGGCGCGAAGAAGATGGCCGGCAAGACGATGGAGCGCCTGAAGAAACTGATCTGGCTGGCGGCGCAGGACGTTAAAGCGGAGCTGTCAGGGCGTGAGACGTACGAATACCAGGCGCTGGCGTCGCTGGTTGGCGTAACACCAAAGAACTGGTCAGAGACGTTTACGGACCGCTGGGTTGAGATGCGGCGCATCTTCCTGCGCCTGGACAGCGGTGCTTTATTGCAGGTTACGCGATCACGTTCACAACAAAAGGCGACAAATTTAGACTCAAGTCTTGCAAAACTGGATTGAAACGCATATATTTCATGTAAATCTGATATCGTCGCCATAGCTTCGTAGGTCGACAAAGAATTAAGAGCCTCGCCATCGTGCGGGGCTTTGTTTTTTGTGCTTTCTGTAAACCAAGTGGTCGTTAAAAGTTAAAAATCATTTTTTACTTATGTAAAATGTGGCCTCCAGTTAAAACAGAGAGTCCTCATCATGAAGAACTTCCAGCTTTATGTTGGCGGCACTAACAACATCACCTATCGTTACGAAATCAAAAAGGTGGATGATGCTTTTAGTGTTCGAATATTCAATGTCATAAATAAGGTGCACAAAGAGGTTGGTAGCAAGTCGCTTCGCTTTGTGTCAGCTCATGATGTTATTGATGAGTGCACATCGCATTACAGGAAACACGCTGAAGGCTTCAGAGGCTTTTTGCGTGGACTCAAAATGTGGTGAATGTGCAACTCAACAAACAGGTCGCTCAGGCGGCCTTTTTTATTGCCTGTAGCTCAGTGGAAAGAGCACCCGCCTTCTAAGCGGTTGGTCGCTGGTTCGAATCCAGCCAGGCGAGCCAAAACCAGCCAAGGTATTTACGGCCAGAGAGCCGACATTGCCTTACCCTCATCTTCCCGGCCTGTCGCCGGGTTTTTTATTCAGGCCGCAGACAATCAATTCCAGATGCCCCGTAGCTATCGTGTCTGACGGCCATTCCCACTACACAAACAGCACCCCGTTCTTTCGGAGGTGATATGGCTAAACGTATGCAAGATAAAGAAAGCATTGCCGGAGTTTCATGGCTTATTGTCCTTGCTCTGTCATGCTGGGGCGGCCTGGTCCGATACCTTATTGACGTTAAACAGAACAAAGCCACTTGGAGCTGGATCAACGCACTGGCGCAGATCGCAGTGTCCGGATTTACCGGTCTCATTGGTGGCCTGATCAGCGTTGAAAGCGGGCTTAGCCTTTACATGATTCTGGTTACGTCTGGCATTAGCGGGGCGATGGGCTCCGTTGCACTGACGTACTTCTGGGAACGCCTGACGGGGATGAAGAATGCAAACCAGTGAGAAAGGGATTGCCCTGATAAAGCAGTTTGAAGGCTGCAAGCTCACCGCCTACCAGGACAGCGTCGGCGTATGGACGATCGGCTATGGCTGGACTCAGCCTGTCGACGGGAAACCGATTCGCGCCGGGATGACGATTAAGCAGGAAACAGCAGAGCGCCTGCTGAAGACCGGACTGGTTAGCTACGAGAGCGACGTATCCCGCCTGGTTAAAGTGGGGCTGACTCAGGGGCAATTCGACGCCCTGGTGTCGTTCACGTACAACCTCGGCGCCCGGTCACTGTCGACATCTACTCTCCTGCGAAAACTCAACGCCGGAGATTACGCTGGCGCTGCCGATGAGTTCCTGCGCTGGAATCAAGCAGGTGGTAAGGTCCTGAATGGCTTGAGCCGTCGGCGTGAGGCGGAGCGCGCTCTGTTCCTGTCGTGATTAGCGCACTGGTTAAGCGTTACTGGCTGCAACTGATTGTGGTGGCGGTAATCGGCGTGCTGGTGTTCTTCGTGAACCACTTCCGCGACAACGCTATCAACTACAAAGGCCAGCGCGATAAAGCGTCGGTCAGGGCAGAAACATCGGAGGCGATCACAAACAACGTGATAACCATGATGAACCTCATCCGTGACATCTCACAGGCTACCCAGAATGCAAAGAACGAACTGGCTCAAAAGGGCGAAACGCGCATTGTCTACATCAGGCAGGAGCTTGAAGGCGATCTGTGCGCTAACAAGCCTGTTCCTTCTGCCGCTACTGACAGCCTGCGGGAATACGCAGACAGTTTACGTTCCGGCCCCAGTGGTGCCGATAAGCGCTGACCTGACAGCAGACACGCCGATCCCCGGAATGGTGGTTCCGTTCACGTGGCAGGCAAGTCTTGAGTTAAACGCTCAGCTCTATACGGCGCTGGGGCAGTGCAATCTGGATAAGGCTGCGATCAGGAAAATTGAAGAAGTGAGAAAAAAATAAATTGAAATCGAGAAATGAAAGTAGTAAAAGTCAGTCATGCTGTGAGCAGTCCAGCTGAAGAGAAATCATTAAGTGTCAAATACAAAATTCTGAGCCTCGGCAATTGCCGGGGCTTTTTTGTATCCGCATTTCACCGCGCACCGCAGCGCATTCAAACCACGTCGAACCAAACCCTTTGAAATGAGCCTTTGAGGAAGTCAGTTAGTGCTGGCGAGCCTCGACGGGCTGATTTCCTATGCGGCAAAGGTTCATCTCAAAGAAAGGTACACGCTATGAATAATCCGTCAGTTATTCCGGCTTTCGATTTTCGTGAAATGGTAACGACTCTCGATAACAAGATAATCACCACATCACTCAAGGTGGCTGACTACTTTGGCAAGCGACATAAAGACGTTTTGCGCGCCATACGTAACCTGAAATGCTCCGATGACTTCACCCGGCGCAATTTTGCGCCCATTGATTTTATTGATAAAAATGGCGATGTTCAGCCTATGTATAACATCACCCGCGACGGATGCATGATGCTCGTGATGGGATTCACCGGTAAAACAGCTGCCGCAGTAAAGGAGTGCTACATCAATGCCTTTAATTGGATGGCGGAGCAACTGAGCCGACGCATGGCGATGGGTGAGGAAATGCAGCACCGCTACGCCATAAAAGAAACGCGCTCAAAGCTCAAGGGAACGATCGGCAGTCGGTTGATGAACGAAAGGAAGAAGGAAAAACGCGTGCTGAAGCTTGAGCATGAGCACATCATGCAGGTGACGCAGCCAGAATTGCTGATTGGCTGATTGACATTACAGAAGCTCTTCACTGAGGGGCTTCGATAATGTGGATGCATGGTATTCCCCCTTGATAGATTTTGCGCTATAAAGGAACTAGAAATAGGCGGCGGCTGTCTTTTGAGGTTGGTATTAACCTTCGTTATTGTTGGTGCAAGTGGTGGCGCACTTGTCTTCTTGTCAAACTTCGTTATAGCTGAATTAATTAGTTTTACCTCAACTTACCTCTACGCAAAAGGAGCCTCTATGACTAAAAAATCTATGGATAAATTGTTAAACTGGAAAAAGAACTCATTAGTCAGCCGCCGCTTCAGGGTTACCCTGCTGAAGAGCTTGTGAAATTCAAGCGAAAGCAAATTTCTACTAACCGCCTCCGGGCGGTTTTTTATTGCCATCACCATGGGAAGGCTCATCGTAATGGCAATATTCCCTACAGCGGATAAAGAGGATCTCAATGTCCGACATCTACCAAATCACGCTAACCACCCAAACAGGCGAAACCTTCACGGGAAAGATGTCACGACGTCAGCCTGAGCTGGTTAACGGCTTTGTGCCGCTGGCGACGGAAACGGGCCAGTGGCTGTATTTCTCTCCTGCCGATGTTAAGCGAGTGGAGTTCACGCCAGTACCGGCAGAGCAGACCGAACAGCCAGAAGAACAAACAACGGAGTAACGAATGAGAAAACCGGACTGGGAGGCCATCGAGACGGCGTACCGGGCCGGAGTGATGTCCCTCCGAGAAATAGCTTCACAACACGGCATCAGTGAAGGCGCTATTCGTAAGCGTGCCAAGCGTGGGTCAGTTCCACTTTGTGCCGCCGAGGGGATATTAAATAAGTGACTAATTAACGCTTTGATATTCAGCTTCGAAGTTAGCTCTCATTGAGAACATTGCAAATAACATAATCAATTTATCTCTAAGGGAAGTGTTTGAGTCGCCAAAACATACATGCCGGACTTGTCCTTCATAGACTCCTAATCTGAAATCTCTCATTGAAGGTAGCTCTGAGGGATAACCTTGCTGCATTAAACCTGTAAGCGAATCAATTTCGCTACTGGTAATTTCAGAATGATCGATTTGATGTGATCGCTTATTCCTGAAATGGTTGAATTTTTTTACAAATCTATGCAACTCGCTGCTCATGCCGAAATTCTTAGCAAGCTGTGCTTTGGCTGCGAAATCTAGATTTATGTTTTCCCCGAACCCAGAGAAAAACTCCCTGTTACCCGATGCGCAAAGTATCCAAGACTCCAGGGTTTGTTCAATCAGCAGGTGGGCTCTTAAGTAGATGCCTATGTCATCTTGAGAATTAATTAAGGCCATGAGTTTGTCAGCCCGTCCATTCTCTAGGGTAAGGGTGCAGTAACGGGAATAATCAAACATAGTTTCTCCTGAGGTAAAAATGGCAATCACCGACAAGCAAGAAATGTTCTGTCGCGAGTACCTCATCGATTTAAACGCTACACAAGCGGCTATTCGGGCGGGGTACAGCGCAAAGACAGCTAACCGCACCGCGTCCGAAAACATGTCAAAACCTGACATCCAGTCCAGAATTGCCGAACTTAAAGCGCAACGCAATGATCTGGTTGGCATAAATGCGACATATGTCCTGAATCGTCTCGTTGAGATTGATCAGATGGACGTGCTCGACATCCTCAAAGACGACATGAGTTTCAGGTCAGTAAGCGAATGGCCTTCATCATGGCGGAGATATCTTAGCGGATTCGATGTGGCTGAGATGTTTGAAGGCCGCGGGGAAGAGCGTGAAATGGTCGGGCTTCTCAAGAAAATTAAGTGGCCGGATAAAGTTAAAAACCTCGAGTTGCTCGGGAAGCACGTAGATGTGATGGCTTTCAAAGAGCAGGCCACTCATGAGCATACAGGCAAGAACGGTGGGCCAATCGAAATGGCTACGCTGACCAAAGAAGAGTACAAGGCTGCCCGGCGGGAGATGTTGGAGGATGACGACTGCTGAGCAAAAAACCTATGCCCGTAAGATAGAGTGTGAAGAGGACGGGCTCTATTACGCTCGCTACTTCTTCAAGCAGCGCACCGGCGGCAAGATGATTGTCGCGCCGCACCACAAGGTGATTCAGCAGACGCTGGACCGCGTCATTGATGGTGAGATTCAGCGCCTGATCATCAACGTCCCGCCTGGGTACACGAAAACGGAACTGGCGACCATCAATATGATGGGACGAGGGCTGGCGCTGAACTGCCGGGCCCGCTTCATGCACCTATCCTATTCGCACAACCTGGCGCTGCTGAACTCCTCAACCGCGCGCGGCATGATTAAGTCGCAGGCCTATCAGTCGATGTGGCCGATGTCGCTACGCGATGACGCTGACAGTAAGGCGATGTGGTGGACCGAGCACGGCGGCGGCGTTTATGCTTCGTCAGCTGCGGGACAGGTTACCGGCTTTCGTGCCGGACACATGGAACCGGGCTGGCAGGGCGCGCTGATTATCGATGACCCGGTTAAGCCAGATGACGCTTACTCAGAGATCGTCCGCGACGGGGTAAACAACCGCTTTAACGAGACAATCAAATCACGACTGGCGATCGAGACGACGCCGATGATTGTCATCATGCAGCGCATTCACTACCACGACCTGAGCGGCTATCTGCTGCGTGGCGGGAGTGGTGAGAAATGGCATCACCTGAATCTGCCGGTGATTATCGATAGCAGCCGCAGTTACGAAGAAACTTACCCGGAAAACACCCACGCTATCCCGATTGACCACGGCTTGCCTGATGGCTGGCTGTGGCCTTTTAAGCATAACGAATCGCACCGTGTATCGCTGTTTTCTCACCGGCGCACCGCCGAAGCCCAGTACATGCAGAACCCGAAACGCTTCAACGCGGAGGGGGCGCTGTGGAACGAGGAAATGATCAGCGCCGCACACGCGATGCGGATCACTCAGGAATTGGCCCGTACGGTCGTAGCAATCGACCCGCAGGCGACAAACAGCGAAGAGAGCGATGAATCCGGTATCGCTGTTGCGAGTGTTTACGGCAGCGGTGATGAGCGGCAATACAGCCTTGATGCTGATTACAGCGGCAAATACTCGCCTAATGGTTGGGCTACGAAAGCTATCGATGCCTATATACAGCATGAAGCTGATGCGATCGTCATTGAAACCAACCAGGGCGGCGATATGGCGGAGGATACGCTGCGTAATGCCGGGTTCGGCGGGCGTATCATCCGCGTGCACGCCAGTAAGGGCAAATACGCACGTGCAGAGCCTATCTCCGCGCTGTATGCGCAGGGGCGGGTAGCTCACCGTGGCAGCCTCTACGAGGTAGAAAACCAGTTCATGGAGTACGTGCCATCCACTGCGAAGAAATCACCTGACCGGCTTGATGCTGCTGTATACGCACTAACCGAATTATCAGAACCACAATCAACCGGCATGTTGGTGCGCTCGCGCTGACGGAGGAAACCGTGAACGAAAGCGAAATGAACAAACAATTTGCCGCAAATGCCAGCCTCGATCGTGATCGTATGCGCTACGTTAACGCTCTGTTCAATGGCACCAGTAATACGAAACGCCAGCGACTTTACCAGGAGTTTGGCTATCCACTGAACCTGACGTTCGACGACTTTTTCCGGGCCTACAGCCGTAATGCAATTGCCAATGCTGCGGTCAACCGGATGGTTGATGGTTGCTGGGAGGACTTTCCGGATGTCTACGAAGGTGACCAGACGAAGGATGCCACTAGGCAAACGGAATGGGATAAGCGCGTAAACAAACTGCTCAAGCGTTGCTGGAAACAAATTAAAGGCGCTGACAAGCGCAACCTCGTGGGGCGCTACTCTGCGCTGCTGATCCAGATTAAGGATAACCGGACCTGGGATAAGCCAGTTGATAAAGTCATTACTGCAAGGCAGAAGGAAAAGGCGTTAGTTAAGTTGATCCCGGTGTGGGAGGCACAGATTGAGCCTGTCACTTACAACGAAGATCAGAGCAGCGAGAACTATGGTGACATCACCATGTACTCGTTTACTGAAATTCCGGTACAACAGCAAGCTGGTGGGCAGCCCGGGCGCATCATCAACGTCCATCCTGACCGCGTAATTATCCTTGCTGAAGGTTCAGATGATGGCCGTCTCTACTCTGGCGAATCAATGCTTGCTGCCGGTTTCCATAAAATTATGGACAGCGAGAAGGTCTCCGGCGGTGCCGCCGAGGGGTTCTTCAAAAACGCCAGCCGCCAGCTCAACTTCAACTTCAGCGCCAAAACAAACTTCTCAGCACTGGCTAAGGCTCTCGGGGTTTCTGAATCTCAACTTTCCGAAGCGCTTGATGGGCAGGTGAGACGCCTTAACGACAGTTCAGATAGCGCGGTGATGATGCAGGAGGGCGACGTCAGTGTACTATCGGTTGCAGCGGCGGACCCAGAACCAACGTGGCGAACCATTCTGAATGAGTTTTGCGCCACCGTGCCGATCCCTGTCAAAGTACTGGTCGGCATGCAGACGGGCGAGCGGGCCAGCACCGAGGATGCGAAGGACTGGGCCAAAACCCGCATGAGTCGTCGAACTGGTTTCCTGACGGACCTGATAACGGACATCGTTACCCGATTCTGGGAGTTTGGCTTTATTCCTCCAGCCGCAGGCGAGGAAATCACCGTCGGATGGTCCGATCTACTGGCACCGAGCCAGGCAGAGAAGATTGCCAACATGGATAAACTCGCCGACGTGGCCGTGAAATCCACAAACGCGTTTGGTCGCTCTGCTATCACAGAAAATGAGATACGCGCGGCGGGCGAACTGCAAGCCCTGCCTGAACTTGATGACGAGGTGCCGCCAGATGGCAACAAGCCAAGGCCTGACCCACTGGCCGACCCAGAATCAGAAGCCGAAAAGTCCGGTGATACCGCGGTCGAAAGTTGACCCAACAATGTCGCGCAAGTCCGTCAGCAAGATGGAGCGCGACATTGAGGATCGGTATTACGCGATAAAGGTGGCGCTGAAAGCCCTGTTAGACCAGCGCCTGACCGGGCGAGAGCGTGAGGTAAACAGCCATAACTGGCACTTCCTGTGCCACGACCACGGCGCTGACATGCGGCTCTACCAGGTCAACGCCGGCAAGTTCATCTACGACATGTCAGCGCAGGAACTGGCAGACCTACTTGAGGCGGTGCAGGGCATTCTCGACGATTACCTGCTGGATGGCGGAGAGCAAAATCTATGGGCGATGGATTATGTCGTCGCAGAAGCGCAGCGCGGCACGCTGGAGGCATTCAATAACCTCTCGCAGCAGTCCCAGGTTTACGCCAGTCAGACGACGCTACAGCAGCTTTTAAGCAGTCCCGGTCACCTTAATCAGGTGGCGACGGCCAGGCTGACAACGTTCAGCGACTGGAAGGTCATCAGCAATACCGCCCGGGGTGACCTGACCAACATCATCACTGACGCAGTAGCGCGCGGGGTTAATCCTCGCGAGACAGCCAGCGTCATCAGCAAGCGTCTCGATGTGTCGATGTCGAAGGCTAAGACCATCGCTCAGACTGAGCAGGTCGGCGCGCTGAGGCAGGCGCAATGGAACGAAACAGACTGGGCCGCTGACCGGCTGGGGCTTAATACCGGCCTGCTGTGGCTGTCAGCGCTTAAGCCTACGACGCGCACCTGGCACGCCAGCCGACACGGTAAGGTCTACACCACCGAAGAGGTGCGGGACTTCTACTCCGAGAACGGCAATCGGTACAACTGCTATTGCAGCCAGATACCGGTGCTGCTCAACGACGACGGCGGAATCTTCAACGAGGGGCTGGCGGATAAGCTGAAGAAAGAGCGCAAGCAATGGAAAAAATAAATCGCTAAGATAATCCTGTAACCATAAACAGAGGGATCATCATGCACGATCATAGCGATTATTCAGATTTAGTTTTCCATTGGATCAAAACTGACTACTGGGGTGATGATATTGATAAAGCCTATGAGGGCGCATTCGATGTAATGCTGAGGATTATTGATGACGGTTTCCTAAGGGCTTCTGGAAAGGATACCTTCAAGAGTATTGAAAGCGTCTGCTTCACAGAATCACCCAAGGAAGTTATGAAGCATCAAACGTCCCGTTATATGCCATTTGGATTTTCATTTGAGAAAAGTTACTTGTTTGAACAAGGTGGACGGCACGTAATTTATCAAACAAAGGAAGAGGGCATTGCTATGCCCAGTGAAATGCATTGGAGGCATGTGACATATAACCCAAATGAAACTTCGAAGCGTAAAGAGGGCATCGACTTTACTTGGGAAAGAGAATGGCGGCTGAACAAGTCTCAACTTAGCATACTCGACATTAATTCCGTAATCGTACCGAACCAGGATTATGTAGAAAGGCTGGTAGCCGAGATAGAGCATATGAAAGGGTTCCCCGACTATATGTGGGATAAAATCAGAGAGCATGTAGACCCGGGGCCGTACAGGAAGTACACACCAGAATTCATAGATCGCTTTGATGTAATGTATTCGTAAATGAAGGTCGCTAAGGCGGCCTTTTTTATTGCCTGAAATCCACCAACGAGGACCCAGCATGAAACGCAACCGCGTTAACGTGCTGACCGTCGTCAACTCCGCTTCAAACATCACCACTGACACCATCGACGGCAAGCCACATATCGTGGTTCGCGGCATCACGCCTGTCGTGGACGATATCGTGATGAACCGGAAGTTGTACCCGGCAGCAGAAATCGAAAAGGCCTACAACACGCTCGAGCGTAACCCGATGCCGCTGGGCCACCCAAAAGTGGACGGCAAGCATGTGTCGGCGCGCGATGTCCGGGCGGTGAACGAGTACCACGTCGGGGCCTGGTTACAGAACGTCAGCCACAAAGACGGGAAGGTGACTGGCGACATGTACGTTAACCGGCAGTACGCCGAATCCAGCGAGAAGGGTAAGCGCCTGATTAATCGCCTGGATGAGATGCTGTCCGGTACCAACTCCGACCCGATCCATATCTCCACCGGCCTGCTGTATTCCGGTATCGCCGCCAACGGCGAGTCGAAGGGCAAAAAGTACAACGAGATCGCCACCAACATGATGTTCGACCATGTGGCTGTGCTGCTTGATGAGCCAGGCGCCGGTACGCCGGAGGAGGGGGTTGGCATCTTCGTTAACGCTGAGGGTGATGAGGTCGAAATCGAGGTCGTCAATCTCGAAGAATCTACCACCCCAGACCAGCAAGACCCCGCCGTCAAAACATTTTTCAACCAGCTAAAGGCGTTTTTCGGCGCCAACAGCGATTCAACCCAGAAGGAAACAGACCCGATGAAAGAGCTCATCGTTAATGCGCTGAAGGCCAAAGGTAAATCGGTTGACGGTAAAACCGATGCCGAACTGATGGACGCATATAACCAGATGCTGGCAGAAAACGCCGACAGCAAAGAAGAAACGCCTGAAGAGAAGTCCGCACGTGAGAAGAAAGAAGCGTATGACAAGAAGGCTAAAGAGCAAGCTAACAACAGCGAAGAGATGCCAGCGTGGGCGAAAGTCCTTACTGAGCAGGTCACCGCACTTAACAGCCAGATCAATGCCAACTCTGACAAAGAGAAGGGCGAAAAGCGCGCGGCTGTGAAGCTGGCGATGAACATGAGCGATGAAGAAGTCGCAGATCTGGACGGTAAGGCACTCGACGCCATGTATGCCAAGTGCCAGACATCCTTTGGCCTGAACGGTGCATTCCGCCATCAGGCTACTAACAACCAGTCAGTCAGCGAAATGCCGGAGTAAAAAATGGCTAAAGACGGAAAACACGTAATTCACGCGGGCGGTATCTTCGCAAACCCACAACTTCACCGAGAAGGTGCCGCAGCCGCTGATACGCCTCCTGGTACGATTGGTTTCTTCGACAACACAACGAAGGAATTCACCGCGTCTGTGGATGGCAATGAAGCCGCGATCCTCTACGTAGCCAACTATGACTACCTGCGTTGCAAAACCGTAGACGACGTCATCAAGGCTGGCGACTGGGTTGTTGCTTTCCACCCAACCCCGGGCGTTTTCTTCAACGTTCCCGCTGTAGCAGGCACTTATACGAAAGGGCAGCCGCTCTCTGTTGCCAACGGTCGTGTTAAGGCTGTTGGTACTGATGAATCGGTCCGCTGCTACGTAGAAGAAGACCGCTCATACACCATTGCAACGGCAGGTGACCTCCTGCGCGTGGTCATTAAATAAGGAGCACCTGAATGTTTGTATTCTCCACTAAGCAGGCGACCGAAACCGGGAACCTCGAAGCCAACATGGCTCAGTTCAATGAGCTTACGTTCGCTCGTAATTCCAGCGCTCAGGCCGTGGCAGACTTTATTGCTCGTACCCGTGTCCGCGGTGAAGCGGCAAATGCCCCGGTACTGGACGCAGTAAACGCAGTCGACGATATCCGTCGTCTTTACAAGGCCTATGACCAGACTGTGTTTAAGCAATTCGAACCGAACACTGAATTCACGCTGCTGAACGACCTGATGCCGCTGTCTCGCTCTGTTCGCCTGGAAGAGTCTGTGTACGAATACGCTCGCACCGGCGGCCGTGGCTGGGCGCACACTTCCATGTCCGGTCAGATTGGTGCTGCGCTGGATGCGAAGTCCTACACCTTCGATGGCACCATGGTACCGATCCACGACAGCGGCTTTAAGTTTAACTGGCGTGATCCGGTATTCAATAAAGGCTCTGCGCTCTCATCCTTGGCGGATGCTCAGGCCGGATCTGTTGATGATGTGCGTCGACAGTATGTGGACTACATCTGGGAAGGCTTCCGTGACGCAGACGGTAACTACATCAAATTCGATGACAAGACCTGGAAGGGTTTACGTCACGATGAGCGTGTGGCCCAGGTGACACTGACTGTTAACTTCGCAACCAGCACCGACCCGAAAGCCATGCGTGCCGCGGCGATCGCCCTGCGTGACGTCCTTAAGCTGCAAAACATGCAGTACGGCCAGCAGACGTGGTACGTCTCCAGCGAAATCATGTCCAACTGGGAACAGTATTTCGATGTGAACTCGCTCCGCACTGTGCTGGAAGAGATCTCCAAACTGTCAGGCATCGCGGCAATCAAAGAAGATGCTGAGCTGACCGGAAACGAAATCGTAATCGTACCGCTTCAGGCTGGCGTGATTGCTCCTATCGTCGGTCAGGCATTCGGTACTGTTGCCGATCCGCGTCTGCACTATAACTCAGATTACGTATGGCGCACCTGGGGTGCTGCTGGCCTGATGGTCAAGCAGGACATCAACGGTCACTACTCTGTTATTCACGCTTCAAGCTAAGGAAACAACATGGCACTCGTAAAGGTATTGGTAGCAAACCTCTTTGCCGGTGCCAGCCTTCAAAAGCTGGAGGCTGGACAGGTTTATGATGTCGATGACTCGATCGCTGAAAAGTGGATTGAGCAGGGCAAGGTAGAGAAATCCACCGAGAAGAAGGGTGAAAAGCTCGTCTTTGAAGTGGCGACACCTTCTGCGCCTGTGGCATCCAGTGCATCCGATTTGCAGTCAAAACTCAATGAGGCGTTGGCTCAACTGGAACAGGCCCGGTCTGAAATTGATGCTAAGGATAAAGAGCATGCCGAAGTGATTGAGCAACTGAAGCAGGAAAGCGCAGTTAAATTGGACGCTGAAACAAAACGTGCTGACGCAGCTGAAGCGGCAATGGCAGAAGCTATCAAGAAGGCGAAATAACCATGGCTGACCCAATCACAGCGGCAGACGTGCAGGCGTTCCTCGGTGAATTGGGTTACTCCATCCCGGGCGCGCTGCTGGAGCCGATTCTCTGCGTGGTAAACAAGATCATCCCGTGCCTCGATGGCGCGGGGTATGACGAGTGCACCGCGAAGTTGATCCTGATGTACGCAGCAGCGCTGATGGCTACGTCTTCCGGTGCGCGCCGCATCAAATCGCAGGGTGCACCGTCTGGTGCGTCCCGCTCGTTTGAATATGGCGACGACAGCATCACCTGGCTTCGCGACTCACTGGCCCGTCTCGATACCAGCGGATGCACCGGTGAGTTGCCGATCAGCGCCGGTAATAGCGTCGGCCTGTTCATGGTGGTCGGAGGATGCTGATGAAGTACAAATCAGTAACGGAAGGCAAGCCGAAGCCGCTCACTCGCGTATGGGTCGAGACCGACACCGGGCGGGAGACTACCGGCTACGTGAAATCGGACGGCGAGTGGCATATCAACTGCCCGCGCATCCGGGCGACCGGCGCGAAGGTGCTGAGGTGGAAGGAGGACTGATGTCATCGGTAGCGAACTGGTCTTACACCGCCACGGCGACCATCTGGCGAAAGCTGGAAGGTAATGACGAATACGGCGATCCGCTTGGCTATGCCGAACCTGAGCAAATCCTCTGTGATTACGAGGGCGGGCTCAGCAAGAAGTTAGCCAGCCTGGGCGCTGAAATCGTCGTCAAGAACACCGTTTGGACAGAGTTCGCGCTGGCGGCCGCTGGTGATTATCTGCTGATTGGCGTTTCGACCGAGGCTGACCCGGTTGTGGCCGGCGCCGACGAGGTGCGGCAAGTAACCCGCTACGCTGACACATTCGATCGTCTGACTGATGATTATGCGATACTGACTGGCGTTTAAACATTGATTGAGGCGATCATGAAAATACGATGGGTTAACGTCTACTATCCATACGGTGAGTGGGAAGACGAGTCAGGGGAAGTTGTTGCCGTTCCTGATGGTTTCCGAGCGACATTCAATGATAAAAACCTCATCGTCATCATGAGGAATTCAACCTCGCCTGGTGGTCATGGGGAACCATCCATCACTGCCAAAAGGCCTGAATTCATTGATGAAGATAACCTCGAGTTTTTGAAAGTCGATGGTGAGTTCATCGAATTAAAATAACCAATGATCACTACGATAAGGTCGCCCCGGCGGCCTTTTTTATTGCCTGGAGAAAGCCATGGGCATCAAAGTACGTGGCGTTAAGCAGTCGAAAGCCGGGCTCAACCGCATCATAAACGACGTGAAAGGGCGAAAGGTCGTCAGGGCGCTACAGTCAGCAATGATAATCGGCAGCTCCCAAGCCGCGCTTTATACGCCGATCGATACCTCTACGCTGCTTAACAGCCAGTATCGGGAGTTGATTAACAACGGCGTTCGGCTGACAGCTCGGGTGGGATACACCGCCAACTACGCTGTTTTCGTTCACGACCCTAATGTGCCGCAAACCTTCCGTCGCGCCACCGCGCAGAAAGAGTTCCTCACCAAAGGCTTTGAAGACACCCGCGGCCAGATTGATGCCGTGATGCGCAAGGAGCTTTCAATATGACACCTGCCATGTATGAGCGCGTGCGTAACTACTTCGTTGATGCAGGGCTTACTACTGGCTTCATTGTTCAGTTGCTGGCTTGGGACGACACAACGAAGTTAACCGACGCATTCATCGTGTTCCGGCCTAACGGCGGTACCGACATCCGAAATGACCTCGGATCTGATCACTACGTGCTGGTGGATGTCATTTCCGCCAAAGATAAGCGCCGCGCAGCCGCTGAGAAGGCTCAGGAAATCATCAATTATGTCGAACAGAACGACATTAACGACGAATGCCTTGGCCTTATTCAAAACCTCGGCAATATGCCTGCACCCATCCTGACCGAAGAGGGGCGCCTGGTCTTCAGACTCCAGTTCATGTGCGTTTACGGCGAATAACCCAATCACCAACCCATCAGGCTGCCATCCGGCGGCCTTTTCTATTTGAGAGGTACACATGCAAGGCTGTGCTAATGATTTTGGCAAGCTGATCGGGAAAGTAGCTGTGCTACGCATGGCCTTTGGCTGCCCCGACGCAGTGCCAGCGCTTTCCGAGTGGAAGCGTCTCGGCGCTATGACGACCAAGGGCATCGACTATTCGATGAACACCATCAACTCCGAGGCAGATGATGCTAAAGGGCTGGTGGAGAACCTGGTCAACAACATGGATCTGACGATCTCCGGCGAAGGTGAGTTTCGCAAGTCTGATAAAGATAACGAGATCGGCGCGTGGCGTCTGTCGAAGTATATCTTTGACGAAGTCCAGGCCGGTCGTCAGCCTAACCTGTGGGTGCGGTTCGACTTTGCGGGTGAGAACGCCGGTACTTACATCCAGGGCTACATGAACACCACGTCCTGGTCTGGTGATTTCGGTACTAACGATATCTCCACCTTCTCCGGCGAGTGGAAGGTCTACGACGCTGACACTGTTGTGTTTGAGGTGGCTGATGCTATCGCGGCCACTGGCGTTGAGGTTACACCCGCAACTGCTTCTCTGGTCGTTGGCGCAACCCAGCAACTGAGCGGCGCGGTTCAGCCAACAGATGCGACTAACAAAGCGATCACCTGGACCACTTCGGCACCTTCCATCGCCACTGTCAGTTCAACCGGCCTGGTGACAGCAGTTGCCGAGGGCACCGCGACTATTACGGCTACCACTGCTGACGGTGATTTCACCGACACCTGTGCTGTGACCGTGACTGCCGCACCGTAATCACTACAAAGGGCGGCTTGCTGCCCTTGTTAATGGTTATGGAGAACGATATGACCCCTTTGAAAGAAATTGGCGAGTGCCTGATTGGTGCTGGCGGCCGTGAATACTTCTTCCGACCATCGTTCCGCAATATGACGCGAATCGGCGAGCCTGAGCATATCGTCCGCACTTTTTATGCGCTGTTCAATGACGATGTGGCAAAGATGCTTGAAGCGGCGCGCGAAATTCACAGTGAGATACCAGAGCATCAGCGCAGATTTTACGCCCACTATTTCGGTGACGTTTCGCTGCAACGCTGGGCACTTGATGCAGCAGGCTCTGCCGCGTTTGTGCGTGAGGCATTGCTCTCGGCTATTAACGTCATTCAGTCCTGCTGTGACGAGGACGTTTCTGAGCTGACAGGCTGGCATGAGCATTCACGTACTGGAAGGCGTACGTTTGTATGGCGCCGTGGAGCTCTCCCGCCTGAGAACCTGATTCTGATAGCTCAGTCGCTGATCATGCATGGCGTTATCGGACGGGCGAAGGTTCGTAAGTTGCAGAAGCACGAAAGCAAGGAAACGACGCCGGAGTTTCATGCGACTGAATACATCATGGCGGCGCGAAACCATTTCGGGATCAGCAGGGAAGAGGCTGAAAATCTTACTATGACCGAATTTGCCATGATGCTTAACGCCAAATACCCTGACCAGAAAGGCTTCACCAGGGAAGAGTATGACGCGGTTATGGACGATGACGATCGCCGGTGGCAGGAAATGATTGAGCGCGAAAAATCAGCAAAGAAGGCGGCCTGAGTTAATAATGGATATACCAGCCCCGACCGACCGGGCGTATGATGGCACGACAAAAATACTCAGGGGATAAGAGTGAAGAAAATACTGTTGGCTTTGGTGATTCCATTGATTCTGGCTGGCTGTAAGCCTGGCGAGGAAAAGGCAATTTCTCTGGCACAATCTGAAGTTTCAGCCAATCTACTGGATCCTGGTAGCGCGCAATTCCGCAACGTGAAAGTTGTGAAGATGACAGATGCCGATGATGGCCGTATTAACGCAGTTGTTTGCGGGGAGATTAACGGAAAGAACGGTTTCGGTGCCTATGCAGGGTTCCATCCATTCTTTGTTGAGCTGAAAATGAAATCGAAGGGGATGTTCTCAAAAGGCGTCGACTACACCCTTGGTGATCACTTCCTCAGTTCGAAAGATACGCCTCCACCACCGGCCTACACAGAACGATGCCAATAAACGACACGAATAACTAACCCACCACTCGGTGGGTTTTTTTATGCCCGGAGAAAACTGATGTCTGAGAAAGCAGGCGAGATTTATTACGACATCGAGGCCGATGTATCTGGCTTGCTCAAGGCGCAGGGAAAGGCCAATAAGTCGCTCGACTCCATCGGCAACTCGGCGACCAATGCAGCCAAAAAGATGGATGAATTGCAGACGAATATCAACCGCGTCGCCGGGGCAATTGCCGCCTCACTCGTTGTTGACTGGGGTAAGGCGTTTCTCGTTGCTGCTGACAACATGAGCCAGCTCAACGCGCGTATAGAGAGGCTCACTGGCAGCGCAGCGACAGCATCGCAGACTATGCAAAGTCTGATGCGCATCAGTTCGGCAACGGGAGGTTCTCTACAGGATACAGCGAAGCTATGGGAGACTCTCAGCACGGCGTTGCGCGATACCGGCGCGACGAACGGCCAGATCATCCAACTCACCGAAACACTTCAGAAAATAGGTCGCATTGGCGGATCCTCGACAGAAGAAATGGCGAATGCTCTTCGTCAGTTCGGCCAGTCAATTTCCTCCGGCACTGTCCGGGCTGAGGAGTTCAACTCCATCCTTGAGCAAATGCCGGAACTGGCGCGCCAGATTGCCGCCGGGATGGGTATAAGCATCGGAGAGCTTCGCCAGCTGATGCTGGACGGGAAATTGACGGCAGAAGATGCCCTCAACGCAATTCAGAAGCAAACCGGTTCAGTGAATGCAGAGTTCGAGAAACTCCCGCGCACGCTTTCACAGGCTAATACCGCGCTGACAAACTCATTCCTGTCGATGATCGATTCCGTTAACCAGGCAACAGGAGCCAGCAATGGCCTGGTTGCGGTTATCGACTCGATGACGGCGGCACTGGACAGACTGGTGGGGAAGGCAATCTCAGCGGATGCGCAGATTTCAGATCTGAACAGCACGGCAGAAATGTTTACCCGCCGGGCCCGCACCTGGTCATGGCTTGGGCTTGATGGCTGGGAGGCGCAAAACAAAGCGCTGGCGGGACTGAGTAATAAAGCCGCTATGCTGGTTGGCGATTTAGCAGCTGTAAGTAAAGCGTCACAGACCGCCGCCAACACCAAGCCGATCGAGATAAAGACCACCGCAACGACCACCGGGAGCAAGTCGAAAGGTGGAGCGTCAGCCGCCCAGAAAGAGGCGGATCAATACGCTAAAGCGCAGGGAACTGTTAACCAAAAACTGGATGAACTGAGGCAGAAGGCCGAGCTCTCAGCTGGCAGTGTCGGTGAACTGTCCAGAGCTCAGGCCGTGCTTAATGCGCAGCAGTCTCTCGGCAACACAGCCACGCAGGAACAACTTCTGCTGGCCGGGCAACTGGCAGGAAAAGCCTGGGACAATGCCAACGCATTGCGTGAGCAGGCCAAGGCTGAACGGGAGCGCACTGAGGCAGCCAATAAGTTCAGTACCATCCAGGGCAAAACCAGTAAAACCGCCGGGCTGGATAGCCAGTACCAGAAAGACATCGCTGATATCCAACAATACGCCCAACTTTACCCGCAGAAGGTCGGGGAGGCTGAGGCAGCGCGTGCCGCTATCGAGCAGCAGTATCGTGATCAGCGTAACGCTGCAATGTGGGAAGAATGGTCGCAACAGAACGCGGCCACTCAGGCAGCGGCAGCGGCTTTCGACTCTCTTGGTTCGGTGGCCAGCAATGCGCTGACTGGCATTGTCACCGGAAGTATGTCGGCCAGCGATGCGATGCGCAGTATCGGCATGACCGTGCTGAACAGCGTTGTTAACTCGTTCGTTCAGATGGGCATTGAGTGGGTTAAGTCGGCCATTATGGGCCAGACGGCCACTACCGCGGCGGTTGCAGCATCCACCACCGCACAGGCGGCAGGCATCGCAACCACGACAGCGACTTCGACGGCAGCGGCAGCGGCTACTACGGCGGCATGGACTCCGGCGGCCATCATGTCCTCCGTGGCTTCATTCGGTGGCGCAGTAGCTATTGGCCTTGGCGCGATGGCTGGCATCCTGGCACTGTCAGGCAAACGCAAGAACGGCGGGCCTGTCTCGGCTGGGGGGATGTATCAGGTAGGCGAAGGCGGCATGCCGGAGATTTACCAGGCCAGTACCGGTAAGCAGTACATGATACCAGGCGACAACGGCAGGGTGATCAGCAACAAGGAGATGACTGCCGGCGGCGGTGTGAGCGTCATAATCAACGTACAGAATATGACGAGTGCCACATTTGACGCTCAGGCTACTAATAACGGAGATGGTACAATAACCGTGGATGCCATTATTGCTGACTTGAATAATGGAGGTCCTATATCGCAGGCTATTACTGGTAATACAACTGCGAAACGAACACCTCGAGGTCAGTTATAAGGAGATATGCGTGGTTATTGAGCCAAACGATGTGCAATCAATACCAACAGAGATAGGCAAGCCTCATAAGCTTTATCCGAACAGGGCAGTAGAGTTTGTATTTACTCTCAAGGACGGCTCTATCATCAAAGGCATTGCTCCTGCTGGAGAGGACCTGGAATTTACCAATAATGGCGATATCGTTGATATAAAAATCAATGTTTACGATACGCCATCTGGTCCACGGTCCGTTGAATAATCAAACCCGCTTCGGCGGGTTTTTTAATGCCTGGAGTTTAGATGCCAATTATCGACTATCCCGACTGGCTGCCGCTGGCGCAGAAGGCCAGCAAAAACATGACGCTCGATACCGGGTTCCAGACCGATCAGCCAGCGGTCGGCCCGGCAATCTTCGAGAATCAAACCGACGACCTGAAAGTGACCTGGTCACTGACGTGGATCTTCACTCTGGCGCAGGAACGTGCTTTCCAGCAGTGGCTACGCAGCCCGAAATATCTCAATCGGGGCCTGAACTGGTTCCGGATGAATATCAATCTGGGCGGTAGTGGCCTGCAACTCCAGGAACTTCACTTTACGCAGATGCCGGTGCAAACCAGTATCGATGGCGGAGTGGTGACCTGGACGGGAACCGTTATTGCGAACCACCTCTACAACGCCGACGACGAGTACGACGACATCATTGTTGAACTGCCGCCGCCGTGGGATTCGTGGCTGGATATCGTTGTCACGGGTTATCCGGACGGGCGCGATCCGGAATCACTACCGAGGGTGCCGTAATGCCGAGCTTCAGGGAGTATAAGCAGCAACGCCCGACGCGCGGACTGTACGACACCATTACGTTCTACCATCCATCCTTTGGTTACGTTCGCCTTGTCGACAAGCAGTTCTTCCCCAAGACGCTCGGCGGACAGGCGTACACGCCGGCGCGATTTGAAATCGAAGAGAGCCAGCAGAGCGGCACGCCGGTGATCGACGCTACGGTGAAGTTAGGGCGTCTGTCGTCTGACATCAAAGCGCTGATGAAACAGTGGAAGGGTGCAGCCCGTCTGACGGCCATCACGGCCACCAGGCAGATCTTCGACAGCGGCGATGTGTCGGTGCCGATTAAGTCGTGGCAGCTTTACGTCAAGACGGTGGATATCGATGCTGATGCCGCATCGGTCACGCTCTCCGTCACCAACCCTCTGAATAACAATATTGGTCGCCTTTATGATCCAGTCGAGTACACGGGACTTCAGTACCTCTGATTTTATCAGCAGGATGATCGGCGTGCCGTGGGCTAACCGGGCCTGTTCGTTCGAAAAGGTGGATTGCTGGGGGCTGGTGGTGCTGTATTACCGGCACGTTCTCGGTATAGAGCTGCACCAGACACCGGACTACGAAGCCGGTGAGGACTTCTTCACCTGCTATCAGGGTGACGTCGTCTTCTGGCGCCAGGTCGATAAACCGGTCGAGGGCGGGATATTCGTCGGGTACCGAGGTGCGCAACCGGCGCATGTTGGGCTGGTGCTTAACAGGCAGGCGCTACATTCGCGCGGCGAGAACGGAAGCGTACGCATGGACTCGTTGCTGGTCATTCAGCGGGCATTCACCAAAGTGGAGTTTTTCGAATATGGCGCTGGTTGAGATATCGAATTTTCCAGGAACGCCTAAGCTGCGTTGCAGGGTGCCAAACGGCACCCTTTTTTATAACTGGCTGACGGCCAATGAGGCTATCTTTCACCGCGATCTGCTGATCGTCCGCAACGGCGTAAAGCTGGGTGACGATGATGAGCTGGCGTTTGAGCTGAGCGAGCTGGACCACATCCAGATATTCGACCAACCAAAGGGCATTGTCGACGACATACTGAGCCCGATATTTAAAGTGGTTGGCCAGGTGTTTTCGTTCCTGGCGCCGAAGCCGGCAATTGCGAACAACGGCGGTAATACTGTCGACTCACCGAACAATAGCCTGACCGGTCAGACAAACATTGCGCGCGTTTACAAGGCCAAGCCGGACATTTATGGGCAGATTCGTTCGTTCCCGGATCTGATTCAGGAGTCGGTGTTCGAATACGTGCATCAGACGTCCACCGACGGCGGCCTGAAGTACGTTACAGAGTGGATGTGCATCGGGATCGGCAAATACGATTACGAGTCTGTGCGCTACTCAGAATCCAGCCTCGGTTCACTGGCCGGTGCCGAATTCCAGTTCTTCCAGCCTGGCGAAGTTATCCCGCAGATCGTTGAGGGGTACGGATTCGATGACGTTGACGGTCAGGAAGTTCCCGGTCAGAACGAAGCCAGCGACTTCCCGATCGAAACAGCAACGGCAAACACGGTGGTCAGCGGGACGTATTCCGGCGGCCAGATAGCGATGAAAATCGTTAAGCAGGCGGAGTTCGACTATTTCATGGGGTTGGTTCTGCCGCACGCTGTAACCTTCACCATCAACGTGACGTACAGCACGGCCTCCGGCAACGTGACTATCGATGCGACATTCTCCGGCACGCTGATTTCTGCGGTTGAAACAAACGACGGCGCTGTGGTTAACCCGGTGCGCTGGTACACGTTTACGATGAACCAGCTGGAGGGGCCGCAGGACATCCCGGCGAATGCCATGATCAACACTACGAAGTTCATCCTGAACGATAACGAGGCGCTGGTGGTTGGGCCGTTCTTTTCCCCGGTCGAGTCAACGCAGCTGTGGCTGCATACCCAGTCCAGCCTTGGCGGGAAGAAAGAGACCAACTGGAAGGTTGTCATCTGGAAAATTGACGATGACTACAACCAGGTTCCCGGCACACAGCAGACATTCACGTACCGGCAGACGACTCCACACCAGTCGACGAGTGAGGTGTTTTATCGCACTGACAAGATCACTCCGGCCGGCGGCTTCGGGAAATACGCGGTCAGCTTCCAGCGCACGGATAACTCAGGCGATGCTTCACTGCTGAAGGTCGAAGAGATCCACAGCATCAACATCAGGACATACGTCGTTCACCAGACCGACACGCTGGTGCGCGTAAAAGTCCGGGCGACCGAGAATGCCCTGGGGAGCCGTGAGCGCAAATATAACGCCCTGGTGACGCGCCATACCATTACGTACGACCTGGACACGCAGACGGTGGATTACACGCTGCGTCCGTCGCGCTCGTTCGCTGATGCGGTGGCGCATACATGGTTGATTATGGGTGAACAGCCGGTAAGCAGTATTGACCTGTACGGTCTGTACTCTATTGCTGAGAGCCTGCCTGATGAACGGCTGGGCTACTTCGACTACACGTTCGACGACGAGAACGACTCGCTTGGCGACCGGGTGCAGGCGATCTGCAATGCGGCGTCGGTGGTGGCGTACTGGGATGACGGCGTGCTGACCTTCACTCGCGACCAGAAGGTTGACTATCCGGCTGCCGTATTCAACCGGGCCAACATGAAGACTGACGAGTACAAAATGACGTACGAGGCCACGCTTCCTGGCGGCTACGACGGCGTACAGGTGTCCTACGTCCACCCGACCACGAACAATAAGACGTACATCAACTACCGCGTGCTGAACGGCGCCATCATCGAGCAGGAAGCGGAAAACCCGAACAAGCTGGAGATAGTCGGCTTTCGCAACGAGTATCAAGCCCGTGAGCGCGCGCTTCGCGAAACCAAGCGTCTGATCTACTCGCGAGTGAAGATGAACGCCAAAGTGTTTGAGGACGGCATTATCCAGGTCGGTAGCGTTATTCAAATGCCCGACATCTACGACAGCAACCAGCAGCAGGGTTACATCACCGGACGCGCCGGGAATAACTTCGATACCAGCGAGCCGATCGCGTTTACCGGCTCGAAGTATGTGCTGGTGACCGACAGTCTGGGCAATCCGACATTGCGCTATCCGGCAACCGCCCGCAGCGACACGAAGTATGGTTTCACCGCGGCTATCCCCAACATTCAGCTCAACATATGGAACGGAGACACTGTGCAGCTCCCGTCGCGCTATCTCATTGCGACAGTGGAGGAACTGGACAGCCAACTATGGACAGTCAACAGCATCAAACCGAACACAGATAATACGGTTTCACTGACGGTCGCGGAGTACAGCGACGCCATCTACGAATAAGCCCCATCCCAACAAACAACACCCGGCCTCGCGCCGGGTTTTTTATGGAATAAATATGGCTACTACACCTACCAACCTGCCTGTGCCAAGTGAATCACCTATCGACCTTAAGTTTAATGCAGGGAAAATTGATGAATTTGTCACGTCTATGGGGTGGACCTATACCGATCGCTTCGGTCAGAAGCACTACACTATTGAAGGCATTAATTACCTTGCCCAGCAGGCAATGGCAGCGTTCGGCTATGTGATCCTCACTGGCAAAACGTTTACCACTGGCGCAACGATAAACAACCCGAACGAAGTTCTGCTGAATACAGCTGATGGGGAATACTACAAATGGACCGGTTCATTTGCATCAGGTCCAAAAGTGGTTCCCGCTAACTCAACTCCGGCGAGTACTGGCGGGGTTGGGCCAGGTGCATGGATTGGTGTCGGCGATGCTTCTCTTCGTGCAGCACTGGCATCGTCATCAGGTGCCAGTATGGTCGGATATAAAAACAAAGGGGCTTATTCGGTCCAGCAAACAGTGAAAGATAAGCTCGATCGCATTTACTATGCCAGTGATTACGGCGTTCTGACGACTAACACCGCCGCTGTAAACACGACGAATTTGCAGAACATGCTGAACGACCTTTCCGGTAAGTCCACCATTACGAGAATCGTGTTTGCAGATCAGGGTACTGTTTTTGTTAACGGGCCAATCACAGTTCCTAATAACACCGACATCGAGATTAAGGCCGGGGTTACGGTTTCAGGAGCTTCAGGCAATCTGAAGCCAGTGTTTGTAAGTGAGAAATGGGCATATGTTCTGTCAAACAGGACAGTGTCTGGTGGGTTTGCTTCAAACACATCCGATCTAGGTAACCGTTCAGATTATATTGGGATCTGGGGTGGCGGGACCGTTGACTACAACTATTCGACCGGAGGGGCGGCGAACGGGCTGGAAATGCATTGCATCTGCATAGCATCAGTCGCTCGGGTTAAATTAGGTGGCGGCCTTGAGATTAAAGGGGCAATTAAATATTCATATCTTGTTGCCAACGTTCAATATCTTGATGCTCAAGGGCTTCGTTTTAATAACAACTCTGATGGTTTGCATCTACAGCCACCCATCGATTACGCATACGTAAGGGACCTGTATGGAACTACTGGTGATGACATGTTCGCCATGACTGGTGGCGACTATCTTGATTACGATCTGGGTCTACGCGGAACGTTTAATCATATCGATGTTAAGGGCATTTATGGCATTAACTCTTTATGTGCAGTAAAAGTTGCAGGAAATAGCTCTACCCCTGTTCGGCATCTTAGCATAGACGGTGTTTATGGTAGCTATCAGCACAGTGTCATTAGGGTCTGGACGGATAGCGCTCAGTTATCTCGCACAGATGTAAAGACGCTTAATATTAATAATGTTGGTGGGACACCTGGATCTGGTTATCGTGCAATCGAATTTAAAACGGTAGGCACAGGTTCTGTTACTGTAGATAATGCAATTATCGGAGTCCTTTCAGCTAATTACTTATCTTCAACGGTGGCTGTAATCTCAGTTACAACTGGTACGGCTGGAAGTTCATCGGTGCGATTATACAATCTTGAATGTCGATGCCCTCGTGATGTCGTTTATTTCCTTGATGTTGGGGGAGACGGAGCTGCTTCTGATAATAGTAGAATAGATAATTTGAAGTTAAACTTCGATAAGACTTTGCTTCCATCCTCGGTAAATGGTGCGTGTGGTGTTAATTTATATCGAGGGCAAATAAACTCCCTTACGGTTACGGGATGCATTGAAATGTCTACAGGTCAAGCAGTTATAAAGAAATCAGGAGGAAAGTTTGAGAAAATTATTCTAAATAATTTAATTCAACTTAATGGGGCTAGCATTTTAGGTACGCAGCCTAACTATGATGGGTCTACGGTCGCCATTCAGATTATAGGTGGCGTTTTCACTAATCCCGATAAGATTACGAATCTTATCGGTAATTATACTGTAGCAGCAGCAAGTCCAATTATAACAGATAAAGTCGGTGAGATATTTGCAGCAACAAGTAGTGCTGTTAACTTGTCAGGAGCAATTGGTTACGGAAATTCATGCATTCCAGCAACCTCAAAATCTGGTGTATTTTGGAATATCAAAGGCTTTGGCATCTATGCTGATGCAGCTATAGCTTCATCAGCACGCGGTAACTATTGTTACAATACCAATACTTCTATACAGGGTGGTATAGGTTTAGTTGCAGCTAATGGAACAACTTGGGTAAGTTTAATTTAAGTTTAAAAGGGCATCTTACGATGCCCTAAATATTCACTAAATGTTATTTTTTACCCGTGACAGCATACAAAGTACTGTAAATACTAATAAGTCGAAGCAGATATTCATGCCGAAAAGATGTTTGCTTAGATCTCGGTAACCCTCACCTAAGAAAGCTAAGAATAACTGAGAAGCGCCGAATGATGATATAAAGAAAATCACTTGACGATAATATTCATTCTTTAAAAATATAGATAAAACCATTGAAATAAATAAAACGCTAAACCTTATATCCTTGAATAAATAATCCTTGATACTTGTAATCATAGCTAATGGGCCATGGTTGTTTTCAATTAAATGGAAGGATTTGAAAACATGAATGTAGTTTTCTGTATATTGCTCTTTCATGCCTAAATCATAAGGCAGTGTCAATATTAGCGATGGATTGCCAAGGAACGATTTAATCGTATCAGAAAATGATGTGTTAATGTTTTTTTTATAACAAAATTCACCAATGTCGCTAGACAGAGCGCCTTTTGCTATGTCATATTTATTACCCCACGCATCAACTCCCACACACTCAAGGTCTACATTTTCAGGGAGCTCAACTTTATTATTTTTCATTAGTTGATATATCCCATAGTAGTTAGAGTGATATTTGTTTAAGCTTACCGCTCCTTTAGAAAAGGTAATGCATAAAACACCTAATAGTAAGCATAAGAGAGATAGCGATATTTTTAGCTTTAGTTTATGCCTATCAAAAATCACTTGATGCAAAATAAATATAAGAGGTGTTAACGCAAACTGGCTCTTGGAAGTCGTCAGTATGGCTAAAAATGTATACATCAATACTATTCCTTTAGTATCTCTTCTCTCCATATATATTATTATTAAAGGAATGCAAATTAATAAGGCTTGTTCCTGATAGAAAGAGTTGAACATGGATAGATTGGACGATGATACGAGCAACAATGATAGTGCAATAAAAATAAAGTCAGCACTCTTCCCCTTCCTTCCTGATAATTTTTTGAATACAAAATACAGAGCAATTATAAATGCCATTTTTAAAATGGCACCCAGCAATCGCATGTCAAGTATATTTGTATATAATGAAGTTATATAGGCATATAAATACAGTAAATAACTGTAGGAGCTGATATATTTAAAGTGGCCTATAGACTTAAAGTTTTCTTTTAGATCAAATACTAACCCACTATCTTTAGAGAAGTTATTAACTCCGTTAAGAAATAAATCAACGGCTCTTCCAAAGTCTGAAGTGTTAACCAAAAATATATCTTTCGATAAAAACACTATCAAAATCATATAAAAACATATAATAGGGCTCAGTTTATATATACGCATTATAATTTCCCTTTAAGAACATACCTAGGTCTATTTTTAACTTCAACATAAATCCTTCCGATATATTCTCCTAAAACACCAATGCCAATTAATTGTATGCCGCCTAAGAACAGAATTGATACAAGTAATGACGGATAACCGCGAACGGCATTCCCAAAAACAAGTGTGTCAATGATCATCCACGTTCCATACAGGAATGCTACTCCGGCAACAAAAAGTCCGATATAGGTCCACATACGCAGAGGGAATGTAGAGAAGCTTGTGATCCCTTCAAGTGCCAAGTTCCACAACTTCCAGCCGTTAAACTTCGTGCTGCCTGCAACACGCTCGGCACGGGCGTACTCGACTACATCAGTGCGGCCGCCCACCCAGCTCAGAACGCCCTTCATAAACAGGTTGCGCTCTGGCATGAGCTTAATGTTTTCCACCACCTCGCGAGACATAAGACGGAAGTCACCAACGTTTTCTTCAATCTTTGGATTGCTGATCTTGTTGTGCAGCTTATAGAACCACTCAGCTGTCTTGCGCTTCAGCCTGCCATCAGTGGAGCGGTCAGAGCGCTTGGCAAGAACCATATCTGCCCCGGCCTGCCACTTCTCGATCAGGTGAGGAATGACTTCGATAGGATCCTGCAAGTCTACGTCAATCGGGATAATCGCTTCACCTGTCGCATGGTCAAGACCGGCAAACAAAGCTGGTTCTTTCCCAAAGTTACGAGTGAATGACAGTGGAACAACAAGTGGATCGGCAACAGCAAGCGCGCTGATAATTGATTCTGTCGCGTCTTTACTGCCGTCATTGATGAAGACTATCTCTACTTCATGTTGCTGAAGCCCTTCAAATTCCCGAACCGTTTTATAAAAAATAGGTATCGCGTCTTCTTCGTTGAAGACGGGAACGACCAGAGAAATTTTCATTTCGCATCCCTAAAGACAATGAACTTTGAATAAATAAAACCGCACACCAGACTGATTGCGGAGAAGAGAATGAGAGTCACAATTGGAGCCATACCGGACTTATCGGCAGCCCAACCAACAGTTGCGCTCAAGGATCCCATAAACCCTACATACAGCATGTAGCGCATCGTGGTTGTCGAAGACTTAAACGTGAACCTGGCGTTTGCAAAGAAGCTGAATGACACCGCCACGACGAACCCGGCGAAGTTGCCAAGAGCCTGACCTGTGTGAAACGCGTATATGCAAATAGCGAACACAACCCAGTGAATGAGCGTGTTTATGACGCCGATCGATGTGTACTTAGCAAAGAGCTTTAACATTATAAAAATCAGTCAATTCGGAAAGGTCTGAAGTTTAGCATCACTGTGCAACTTGATCGACTCTCATATTTGACGCTACTGTATATAAACACAGTTGTTTTGGGAGGGGCCATGGATGCAAAAGCTCAGCGATACAGGCTTGAACAGTTATGTGGCGTTAATCGCTACTCATGCCTGGTTGAAACGTCAGGTGGCTACGCGCTTTTTCAGACCGATCTTCCGCCATGCAACGGAACGAGCGTGCTGGTGCATGCGTTTGGCCAACTACAATTCGCGGTCGTTATGGGCGGTGCGCTCATCACCGAAGACGGTGAAAGCATAGAGGGAGATGCTTTAGATGAAGTCGAAGTCATGGGAGTTGTAACCTTTTTTATCAATGGCGCTGCGGCGTTCACAGACGACAATCCGGTGATGTGATGTTTGCCCTTGTCGATGTGAACTCATTTTATGCCAGTTGCGAGACGGTATTCAGACCAGACCTGCGCGGGCGGCCTGTTGTCGTTCTGTCGAATAATGACGGCTGCGTAATAGCACGTAGCGCCGAGGCAAAGGCAGCCGGGATAGCGATGGGTGAGCCGTTCTTCAAGCAAAAGGACCTATTCCGGCGCGCTGGTGTTGTTTGCTTCAGCAGCAACTACGAGCTCTATGCAGACATGTCCAGCCGGGTAATGACTACGCTGGAAGAAATGAGCCCGCGCGTGGAAATTTACAGCATAGACGAAGCCTTTTGCGACCTGACCGGCGTAAGAAACTGCCGTGACCTGACTGAATTTGGTAAAGAGATCCGCGCGACTATTTTACAGCGGACACATCTCACAGTCGGAGTCGGCATAGCCCAGACCAAGACGCTGGCGAAGCTGGCTAACCACATGCCGAAAAAATGGCAGCGCCAGACGGGCGGCGTGGTCGATCTCTCAAACGTCGACCGGCAGCGAAGGTTGTTGGCGCTTGTTTCTGTGGAAGATGTCTGGGGCGTTGGTCGTCGCATCAGCAAGAAGCTGAACGCTATGGGCATCAAAACGGCACTGGATCTCTCAGAGCAGAGTACATGGATCATTCGCAAACACTTTAACGTTGTGCTGGAGAGAACGGTGCGCGAGCTGCGCGGTGAGCCTTGCCTGGATCTGGAGGAGTTCGCGCCGGTGAAGCAGGAAATTGTATGCAGCCGATCATTTGGCGAACGCATTACCGACTATGAGCAGATGCGGCAGGCTATTTGCAGCTACGCGGCCCGTGGTGCTGAGAAGCTGCGCGGCGAGCACCAGTATTGTCGTTTTATATCCGCGTTCGTGAAGACGTCTCCGTTTGCCCTTAACGAGCCGTATTACGGAAACAGCGCATCGGTAAGGCTGCTCACGCCAACGCAGGACAGCAGAGACATCATCAACGCCGCGGTAAAGTGTCTGGACAAAATCTGGAAGGACGGTCACCGGTACCAGAAAGCGGGTGTCATGCTGGGCGACTTCTTCAGCCAGGGCGTGGCCCAACTAAACCTGTTCGATGACAGTGCTCCCCGAGCTGGTAGTGAGAAGTTAATGGAGGTACTGGATCACCTGAATGCAAAGGACGGAAAGGGCACGCTCTATTTTGCCGGGCAGGGCATACAGCAACAGTGGCAGATGAAGCGTGAAATGCTTTCTCCGCGCTACACCACCCGGTTTTCAGATCTTCCAGTGGTTAAGTGACGGGCTCTATAAGTTCTGGTCCTTGATTCTTCACATTCCCCACGGCGCGCGTAACGGCATGCCAGATAAACTTGTCGGCGGGGACTGTCCCGTCGGCTATTATCTCCTCAGCTTCCTTTCCGCCTACGTCTTGGCGCATCCACTCCCGGGCAGTTTCTGGCGTGAGCACCAATGGCCTGCGGTCATGAATATCGACCAGGCCTTTATCTGCGGCGGACGTCACGATGAGAAAGCCCTCTGCTTCATCGCCGCGTTCAAATGGCGTGCTGCCGATCGCCGCCATGAATATCGGCTGACCGTCAGCACGGTGAATGAAGTAGGGCTGTTTTTTGTCACCTTCCTTCTTCCATTCGAACCACCCATCCGCAAAGCAGATCGCCCGGCCATGCTGCCAGAGAGGTTTGAACATGCGGCTCGTGGCCGCCGTCTCGACGCGCGCGTTAATCAAAGGCGCTTTATCCCACCACCCGGGCGCGTAGGACCACAGGACCGGATCGAGATGTAACTGCTCATCGCGTTCGCTCAGCAGCAGAACTTTGGTACCGGGCGCTACGTTATACCGGCCGATAGGTTCCGGGTCATAAGCAATGTCACGATCGGCTTCATCGGCCAGGTAGGCCAGATATTCTTCACGGGTTTGGGCTTGTGCAAAACGTCCACACATAGAAACCTCCAGTCAGTCAGACTGAAAGTATAGGGCAGGGAGAAAAAGTAGCGCGCGCTGGTTAAGTCTTACAATCGGATCGGTTGTGATTATGGTTAGACGTCAGATGGGCGTAAAGCGGGACGTTGCGAAACTGGAAAGAGCTACGCAAAAGAGGGGGATTTTGGGGGCAGATTTGGGGGCATTTTGAAAGAAGGGACACCGATAGGGGCACAAAAAAGACCGTGCACGTCCGTAGATGTCCGTTAAATGTTTTTGGCTAACTCATTGAAATCATGATAAATTAAGCCATTTCAATGAGTTGCGGATTTTCTGCACACTAAAACTGCACAAACAGCTTTTTCATTGGATAGCACCGCTAAATCAATCAATTAAGAACCCGGCTTTACTTCGTCAGCCCTGCGTGGACATCCATATCATTACAGGAGCGAAGAAGGTTGATGATACACTTTCTTCGGAAACAGAGGGAGCAAAGTGAACAGCACGATTATGCGGAATAGTTAAATTTAAAGGGCAATGTCGTAAAAAAGCCTGCATTTTGCAGGCATTAATAATGATGGATTGTAATTTTTCTCATTCTGAGTGAAATAAATGCTGTGTTGTTAACCGGACTAGTGACAGAAAATATTATAAATATTTTTTGGCAGCATCAGATATTTCCTGAGAGGTAAGTTCCCTGTCTGAAGCAACATAGATAGAATTATGATCTCCCGTCAACGACGGAAAGCTTGCAGTCATGATCTGAAGATTAATTTCTTCACCATCCGGATATGTCTGGCGTACAGACGTTATGCCCTTAAGCACGATAATGACTTTGCTGGGGTTGGCATTAAAAAAAATGATCACCTTTTTCATATATCACTCTATATCTCTTTGTGATTGTGTAAGGTAAGTATGTTCCAGAAGCGTGGCTCCTTTCCATTTTTTGCTCTCTTTGGGAAATAAAAGCAAGCAATATCCTGCCTTAACGTGTATGGTGGCAATCCTTTTCATTCAGGAGCAGCCTATGTCGGGACGTAAAAACTCGCAACTTCGTCGCAATTATTTAGTCAAATGTTCATGTCCAAACTGCGCTAAAGAGTCAGAGCACAGTTTCACTCGCATACAAAAGGGGGCCCAGCTTGTCTGTCCCTACTGTAGCGCTTTGTTTAAATCCTCTCAGCGTCTCTGAAGAAATACTCATACAAGAAGTGGAAGAGACGATGTTTTTCGCGGCCGCCTGACCTCAATAACACTTTACTGATTTACAAGCAGTTAGCATCGGATTGTAGACTGCTTGTGCAGTCCACGAGCCAGAAGCAACATCATCGTCAACGCGGCTGTGTGCTGATATTATTTATCGCAAAGCGTTACATTCGCAGCAGCAGGGCCTTTATCGCCGCTTACGATGATAAATTCGACTTTCTGACCTTCAAAAAGTGTTTTGAAGTTCTCTCCCTGAAGGGCAGAGAAATGCACGAAAACATCTTTGCTGCCATCTACAGGGGAGATAAAACCAAAGCCTTTATCTTCCTTAAACCACTTAACCAGACCTAAAATTTTTGATGACATAAAGACTCCATTTGAACATTTCCGAAGTGATATAAAAGCTAATAAACATATAATGCTAAGGTGTGGACTCAAAAGGAGGGGATATCAGCGATAGCGCCTGGTTATGAGGATTGTCATGCAACTTGTCCAACTATTATTGGATCGGACTAACGAGACCATTAATGCACGGGCAGGGTTAATTAGCAATTTTTATTTTAGCCTTCCGGATGGCTTGCTTAAAATTGCACAATAAAAATTAATTTGGTACAAGAAGCCAGAGTTGCCAGGCGTGACTACAGCCCAAATGTCCCCACAGGAGCATTTGGGCTGTAGTCACGGAGATTTATCCGGACAAAGGCGGTGCAGCAGAAATATTAATTATCTTGATCTCAATATTTCCGATTTTCGCTAATGTCTGGATTTACCTGTGCTGACAATCAGTGGGTTGGTGGCAAACCCATGCGGGCATTTCCGCGCGTTGCAATGCACCGCGTAAGTGCATATCTCCTCGTGCTGGTTTCGATTGTATGGGCAGGCCATCTTGTTTTTAATTTCACTCCACAACATTTCGTTGTAAGGTGATATGTTGTATATCGATATAGGCTTGAAAACACCATTTATGAAGACGCCATTTTTTGTCGGATATATCCTGTCACCGGGGTACAAATAGACATCGCTTTCATACCAAATGATGAGTTTCAAGAACTTGAGTCCCAAGATGCTTGAATAAACGATTCCCGTGTTAGGACAAATTACCGAGCTAATGACTCTCCATGACAT